TTACTGCTTACACTGTAAGAACGCCGCAAACTCCGCTCCCCAGAAGCTCATCCGTATTTCACACAGCGAACCGTGCAACATCCAGATGATGAGGATTGCCGTCACGCAGAACGTGATGGCCGTAAGCGATTTTTGCGACATAGCACTTGCTCCTTTTCCGGAGAGGCGCTAACCTTTCACTTGTCAAGGTAATGCGGTTAGGGCCTCGGTTAAACAGAGATGTTTTCCGGGGCCTTTCCACATCTGGCCTTCGGGTATTCCCTCCGACCATCAGCCGAAAGGCACCCGCGCGTAATCTATCGCTTTTTTGTTACTCCGGCAATTCTGCCTGTTAATTCTGAGGTAAAGGCAAGCTCATCTGATTGTTTCCCCTGTGTGAAGCTGGCAGCTCATGCCACGGGATATCTTCTGAAGAGTGGATGCCGGAGGCGTGTTTCGATGTGAATTTATGGAAAGCTTCCAGTGTTGAGAAGCATACGCCGCATTCCAGGTTGTTACACTGGTAATACTTTTGCCGCACGGTGTTTGAATCATTTTCCGGACGACTGGTGCGGATACGGGCAGATGCGCCACAAAGCGGACAACGGAACATAGCGACCTCCCTTAACGTAGTGCTGTCGCTAGTTTAGGCTGAACTTGCTCAGACTCCAACTGATAGTTCGTTTTGTTTACTGATGCCGTAGAAAGGTCTCTTAGCAAGAATAACCCCAGTTTAACACTGGGGTTGCTTGCAACAGAGCGTCAATTTTTAAGAGCACTGATACAGAAAAATTGCATGACATTTTTCTTTATTGATTTAAATAAGCTAAACATTGTGACAGGTTCAAAGCTAGTTAACTCGATGAATTCCTCTCTCATTTGAGAAAGTAACAGCTGACGTACTGATTCAATTTCTGCTGTTTGTTTTCTCAAATATCTTGAGAAAACAAGTAGTTCATCAGCTGTTTTGTTTTGGCCATTTATAAACGTAACAGGTTGCCCTGGCTTAGATATGAGAAAAAATTGGTCAATTTTATCAAGTAATGGTGGAATTATTTTTTTCCATTCAGCCCATTCTTTTTCACGATGAAACTCCAGACTGTGCTGACATGTTCTTAGTTGCTGTCTATCAATCGCCCAGACCTCACTCTCATCGAGGCAATCTTTCCATTTGCTAATTACATTAATGTCAAATTTTTTGTTCGGTAGATAATTATCTTTGGCGTGCGCTTCCAGTATAGAGGCAAGAGTACCTGTATATTGCATCAAATTGGTAGATGCTCGGTTTACTAGCTCTGATATTCGATCTAGTTGAGTTGTTCTAATCTCAAGTGCTTTCTTTTTACGTTCATTTCGTAAAGCAAAATATGCAGCAAGGCAGACTGCAGCAACTGTGGCTGCTGGTGCGATAAAAATTTGCATATTCATAACATGGATCCTTTGACATGGTATTTATGGGGGCTATTTCAGCAGTAATCATTTGTGTGTAAATTTGTTTGCTACAAATTAACATATTCTAATGTAAGGCTCTTCTGATTTTGACACCGGGTAGGCTGTCAGATTGGTTATGATTCTTGCTGTAAGCGCGTTAGCAAATGTCAGGGCTAATGCATCTAAGTTGTTTACTCTGTTTCTGCTATCCATTCCGGGATTTTGGCTTCAAGCTCAAGCTGCGTGGTAAAGCCACTGTTATCAATGGTGTGCTCGGCTTTTGCAATAATCCAGTCCTGATTATCAATCTCGCTTTTAAATCCTGTTACCGTGCCATGCATTTCGGGGTAGAGTTCTGCTCGTCCACGTGCCAGCGTGATGGAGAATGATGCGGCTCCGCGTTGTAGTTGCTGCCACTTTGCCGCCGCTGCGCGTCTTGCTGCCTGCTCGTTCTGATAAGTCTTGCGTAACACAAACACATTGCCTTCCGCGCCTTCCATATAATCACCTTCACGGCTGCTGCTTTTCTCCTTTTTGGGTTTTGGCGGTTTGCGGCGTTTCACGCTGACTTTTTTCTTTTTCCCGTAATTAAGATCAAGCCAGTAGGCGCGTACCCCCGTATACGCCTCGCGGTCAGCAATACGGAACTGATGGCGATCGCCGCTGCTGCGTGTAATGGCGAACGAGGGCAACGGCTGGCCCTGTGCGTTCACGCCACCACCTGGCATGATGAATAACAGATTGCCGCTTTTTACGGTGGTGATTGCGCCCAGCATTTCCGCCATGCGCGTAAGAAAGGACATGTCGCTTTCTTCGGTCTGGTCGGCGTGGTCGATTTCGATATCCATCAGCATTTCGCTGATTTGCGGTTTCAGACCATACCGATGAGCGATGGCGGATACCACACTCTCAACGGTCACATCATGCCAGGACACCTCACGTTTAACGTTAAATTCATCCCGAAAATCTGCGCTTCTGGCTGAAACAGTCAGCCTGTCCGGCGGTCCTTCGTGAGCGATTTCATCAACAATGTAAGTGCCTTTTTCTGTCAGCGGTTCTCCCTTCCAGCCAATGAGAACCGTCAGGCGCGCGCCCCGTGGCGGTAGCTGCAACTGACCATCCGCATCATCCAGCGTGATGGTGAGCTGGTCCGCCTCAAATCCCCGGTTGTCGGTCAGTGACAGGCTCATCAGGCGCTCTGCCACGCCTGACAGCGTTTTACCCTCCGCGAGAATATCAAAATCCGGCATTTTCACGGGGTCTGTGCCCTGACTGAGCAATTGCATGGTGGTGTCGGTCATCTGTTCCCTCCCTGTGCGGCATGGTCGCATGTGCGTGCGGAGGGGGTTACTGCTTTTTGTTGTCGCCGTGGCGGGAGAATGGCGCAGGGGTGAGATTACGCGCGTGGTGGGTGATGATTGTTGCCGAATCATTTAACGGATACAAGGGGCTGAAGCTATGAGTGAAACTCGTTTTCATGGTGCCCGTGTTACGGAAAGTACCGACCTGGTAACAGCGATTAATGATGTTGATTCCAGTGTTATCGGTATCGTGGCAACGGCGGATGATGCGGATGCGGAGCTGTTCCCGCTGAACAAGCCCACACTGCTGACCCGCGTCAATGACGTGCTGGGAAAATGCGGAACAACGGGGACGCTTTATCGTGCGCTTAAGGCCATCGCAGACCAGGTGAGCACAAAGGTGATCGTCGTTCGCGTGGCTGAACACAAAGAAGAAGACGGAAAAACGCAGGATCAACTGGTTATCGGTGGTTCTGAATCTGACGGCAGCTATACGGGGATGTATGCGCTGCTTGTTGCAGAGCAGGATGAAAGCATCGGATACCGTCCGCGTATTCTGGCCGCGCCGGAGCTGGACACGGAGGCGGTAACAAAATCCCTGTGCGTGATTGCGGGTAAACTGCGCGCGTTTGTGTATGCCTCATGTCACGGCTGTAACACGATGGCTGAGGCGATTACCTACCGCCAGAAATTCAACGAACGTGAGGTGATGCTCTTATGGCCGGACTTCATCGCCTACAACCCGAAAAGTGGCAAAAACGAAACGTTCCCCGCGCCTGCCTATGCGTGCGGCCTTCGTGCGTACATTGACCATGAGCAGGGCTGGCACAAATCGCTGTCCAACGTTCCGGTTAAAAATGTGCTGGGGATGTCCAGGCATGTGTTCTGGTCGTTGCAGGCCGAAGACAGTGATGCCAACAGCCTCAACAACAAAGAAATCACGACCATTATTCGTCGCAACGGGTTCCGCTTCTGGGGCAACCGCACACCGGAAACGAACGCCTACATCTTTGAGGTGTATACCCGAACCGCACAGGTGCTGGCTGATTCAATTGCGGAAGCGCAGTTTGAAACCATCGACAGTCCACTGACGCCTGCGAACGTGAAAGATGTTATCAGTGCCATCAGGGCAAAACTGGATTCACTGGTTACTGCCGGGAAACTGATTGGGGCGTCGTGCTGGTATGACGTGGTGGATAACGGCACCACGAATTTACGTCAGGGGCGCGTGCGTATTCGCTACAAATATACGCCTGTTCCCCCGCTGGAAGACATGGAGCTTTACCAGTCGTTTACTGATGAATTCTTTGGTCCCGCATTTGCGGTGCTGGGAGGTGCCTGATGGCTGTACCAAAACATCTTCGCTTTTTTACGCTGTTTGTGGATGGTGAAAACGAAGTGGGTAAGGTGACGTCCGTCACTCTGCCTAAGCTGACGCGCAAAACCGACAGCTACCGGGGTGGTGGCATGATGGGTGCGGTAAGTATTGATCTCGGTCTGGACGACTCCGCGCTTGATGCGAGCTTTGTCATGGGGGGCGCAGTTCGTGAGCTGTTCCTTAAGTATGGCGGCACGATTGACGGCACGCTGCTGCGTTTTGCGGGTGAATACTACACCGATGCAGAAAGCGACCTGTATGAAGTCGAAATGCGCGGACGTGTGACGGAAATTGATATGGGGGAAGCCAAACAGGGCGAAGCCACATCACACACTTACGCCATTAAAAACACCTACTACAAGCTGAGTGTTAACGATCGCCCGTTGTGGGAGATTGACCTGCTGAACTTCATTTACCGGAAGGACGGCAAGGACATTGTGCCCGATCGCATCCGTTCCGCGCTCGGGCTTGGCTGATAAGTAATATGCAGGCGGCGCAGTGCGTCGCCTCTGACTGAAAGGAATTTCCTGATGAAAGAGACGAAAAACATCGATACCGAAAACACGGTAGTTGCTGACACTGTGAAAGAAACCAGTGAACGTGGTGTAAAACTTACCCAACCAATTGAGCGAGGCGGCGAAAAAATCACGTATGTGGAGATTACCGGGGCTATTGAGCAGGCTGGATCTCTGCGAGATTTGTCGCTGTCTGATGTGCTGAATCTGAAAGCGGAATCCATGTTTACTCTGCTGTCACGCGTGACATCACCGCGACTGGATGAAGTGACGATCAAAAAAATGGCATCCAGTGACTTTATTCAGTTATGTGTGGTTGCCGTAAATTTTTTGAGCGGTGCGGACTCTGGCGGGAAGAACGAACAGGCGACGGAAGCCTGATCACGGTTGTGTGCTTTGAGCACATAGAAGACTTTGTGGCAGATATTGCCGTTATTTTTAACTGGTCGCCCGCCGAAATCTTCATGATGACGCCCGGCGAAGTGGTTAGCTGGCGTGAGCGGGCGGCACTTCGCAGCGGGAATGCAGACAATGAAGACTCTTGATATCCGGGTCGCTTTCAGCGCCGTTGACAGGCTGACCCGACCTGCCGAAAACGCACGCCGCCTGATGGGGCAGTTTGGTGACTCCATCCAGCGAACGCAGGGGGCGATCAAAAATCTCGAGCGTCAGGCGCGATCATTTGAGCGCGCCCGCGACGCTGTCAGTAAAGCGGATGCGGGTATCGTGAAAGCACGACGCCAGCTTAACGCCCTTAATCAGTTACAACGCACGGGTACAGTGCTCAGCGAAAAACAACAAAAGCTGATGCAGCAGTTAAGCACCCGGCTTGAACGCCTGAATGAATCGCGCACACGGGAAATTCAGAAAATGCGGGAGCTTGGCGGAGAGCTGAAACGCCACGGCATTTCCCTGACAGGCAGCGATAACACCATCCAGCAGGCCATCAGACGCACCGAACAGTACAACAACCAGCTTGAACGCGAACGGCAGGCGCTTGCGCGTGTAACGCGGGCGCGTGAGCGGTATTCGCGCGCGCAGGAAACCGCGGGAAAACTGAAAACAGGTGGTGCACTGGCAACAGGTGCGGCAGCGGCGGGCGGCTATGCTGCCGGGCGTTTTTTGCAGCCCGCGATTGGGTTCGGGAAAGAGATGTCCCGCGTTCAGGCTCTGACGCGAATCGACAAAAACAGCCCGCAGTTTAAGGCGCTGCGTGAGCAGACGTTAAAACTTGGCTCTGAAACGCAGTTCACCGCAGGCGATGCCGCCAGTGGGCAGGCATTTCTTGCAATGGCGGGCTTCACACCGCAGGCCATTCAGGCTGCGCTTCCGGGCGTGCTGAGCATGGCAACGGCTGGCGGCATGGATCTCGGCGAGACGGCGGATATTGGCTCAAATATCCTGACGCAGTTCGGCCTTTCTGCTGACCAGATGGACCGGGTTGGCGACACGCTCACCGCAGCGTTTACCCGTACCAACACTGACCTTCGCGCACTGGGCGAAACCATGAAATATGCAGGTCCGGCGGCGGGTAAGCTGGGAATATCGCTGGAGCAGGCCGCAGCGATGGCGGGCGTGCTGGCGAATATGGGTATCAGAGGGAGTGATGCCGGGACGGCAATGCGTGCCAGCCTGGCTCGTCTGGCATCACCGCCAAAGGCAGCAGCAGAGGCGCTGAAAGAGCTCGGTGTGGCAGTCTCTGACGCGAACGGCAAAATGCGCCCGATGGAAGATGTGCTGGCCGACCTTTATAAAGCCACCCGCAAATACGGGGAAGTTGACCGGGTATCGTTCTTTAAGGACATTGCCGGAGAAGAGGCTTTCACATCGTTTATGGCGCTCGTTGATGCAGCGGGTGACGGTTCCTTACCCAAACTGAGAAAAGAACTTGAAGGCGCGCGCGGTGAGGCTGAACGCACAGCAAAGGTTATGGCCAACAACCTTGACGGCGATCTGAAATCACTCGGCAGTGCATGGGAAGGGTTGCGCATCCGCATTGCAGATCTGATTGACGGTCCGCTGCGTTCTGTCACGCAGTGGCTCACGCGGGTGGTATCAAGGGTGACGGCGCTGGCGCAGGCCCATCCGGCACTGACGCGCCAGCTACTGATAGCAGGCGGTGCGCTGCTGGCAATGACTGCAACGGTTGGCTCGTTGTCGCTGGCTATTGGTGTGCTTGCTGGCCCGCTGGCAAAACTGCGTCTTGGTTTTTCTCTCCTGACCGGATCAATGAATGCTGTCAGGGTCCTGCCAGCACTATGGGGAATGGTGACGGGTTCCGTTTCTTTACTGGGAGGCGCTATCGGGGCGTTGTTCAGTCCGGTTGGTCTTATCGTGGCTGCGCTTGCCGGAGCTGCCGTTCTTATCTGGAAATACTGGGATCCCATCAGGGCATTTTTTGCCGGGGTGTTCAGCGGGATTATGGAAAGGCTGACCCCGTTGCGCGAAACCTTTGAACGGTTTGGTCCTGTTTTTGACGCAATCGGAAGCGGGATCAGCCAGGTGTTTAACTGGTTTAAATCGCTGCTGTCACCGATGGAGTCCAGCAAGGAAACGCTGGATAAATGTACCAGTGCTGGCGAGATATTCGGTAACGTTCTTGGCGGTGCGTTACAACTTGTTCTGACACCTGCAAAAATGCTACTGGATACGCTGGCGTGGATACTTGAAAAACTTGGCGTCCTTCCGGATGAAGCGGAAAGGGCGCGCAAGAAAATCGAAGACGCACAGCGTGCGGCCATTCTTCAGGACAAGGTTGCCTTGCTTCAGGGGGACCTGGCGAAAATCAATCCGCCGAAGCCTGTGGAAAATGGCAATGGCACCGGAGGTGATAAACCCAAAGACAACAAACCGCTCACAGACAGCAATACCGGGACGCTACGCAGACTCAGCAAAATTGCTGATAACACAGGTAAGCTGGTTGATGAGACGAAAAAACGCATTGGCCCCGGCGATATTGTCTTTAAGAACCTGCCCCGAGCACTTGCTGTTCGTGGGGAGTGGCAGGAGCGGAAGATTGCGCAGGTCAGTAAGCCTGCCCCCGCAATTAATATCACACCTGTGGTTCCGGCTCCGCTGCCTCCGGCGCTGGTCCCTGTTGTTGCGGCCAGCTCCCGCCCGGTGGCAGAGGCCATACGATCGCCAGTGGCATCAGTTCCTGCAACTTCCCGTAACCGGGAGCCTGTTGCCTCCGGATTTGGCGGTGAAATTCATGTTCATCTGCATAACGTTGTTACGCAGAATCCCCGCGAACTGGCGAAACTGGTCGGTGAAATGGTCAGGGCAGAAATGGAACGGCGCGCCCGTGCCGGGCGTGGAAGTTTTTACGATAAAGATTGAGGAGTCATGGCCATGATGATGATCTACGGCATGTTTGTTTTTGAGCTGCGCACGCTGCCGCATCAGCAGTTACAGCAAAACAAAAGCTGGCGGCATGTGAAAAATGAACGCGTTAACCGTTCAGCAAGCTGGCAGTATATCGGTGCAGGTGATGATCGCATCGTGCTTTCTGGTGTGCTTTATCCTGAAATTACAGGTGGCGAAGTGTCGCTGTCGCTGCTGACCACGCAGGCGTATACAGGACGACCCTGGCCTTTGATTGATGGTGTCGGGCTGATTTACGGCATGTATGTCCTGACCGGAACGAATACGACCCGTTCCGAGTTTGATCGCTACGGTAAGGCGAAAAAGATAGAATTTTCACTGACCCTTGAACGCTGTGATGAGGATTTGCGGGAGCGCCTGCAATCCTCATCGTTCAGCGATATGCTGTCCGGCTTCAAAGATAAGGTGACATCATCTCTTAACAGCGCGGCCAGTTCAGTTAAAGGACTGTTCTGATTTTACATTGCCGCCAATACCTTCATATTGGGTAATGGGCGGCTTGTTGTTATATAATATATCGTAGGTCCTGATAAAACTGTTGAGGTTTCTACTTTATAAAGAATTGCTACTTTCTAATTCTGGGTTTCTGGAACTATTTTTACAACCTAAATCCGAGTGGTAATTCGGTATATCGTTTGTCAAATCTTGTTTGATAGCATTAATTAAGATCATTATGTCGAATTTATGCATATCGTCGCCCCCTTCAGACCTTAGATGTTCGGATGTGGTGAGTTGAGTCGCTAATTTGCTGTTTGGCCCCCACACAATATTATTTTCGAATTTTCCTTCATGCATTCTGTTATTATATATACAGTATTGTCTAATGTTTAATGCACTGGCTAAATGTACAATGGCAGTATCTACAGTTATAACAAAATCAGCATGGCGAACCAATGCAAATGAACATCCGGCATCAGAAAATGGAGATAGAGACACATTATCCAATCCATTGTGATTAATCTGTTTTCCCATATTAAAAACTATTGTGTGATATCCCTTAAGGTTATTAAGGTAAGCTAGTACTTTTTTTATCTGTTCATCAGATAAGGTTCTGCTATTCTGAGAGCCATAAGGGTTAAATATAACTAATTTTTTGTTTTTTTTCCTGAATTCATTTGCAACAATATTTGCTGGTTCATATATTTTGTTGTCAAAATTAAGCGCTGCAGCATAATTATTATTTTTTATCTTTAGTAAAGATAAAACTTTTTTCATTCTTTCAGATGTGTGAATGGAACGATTATCGATTATATTTGTATCAAAAATAGTTACGGCAGGATGATTAAAACAGATAGAGTGTTTAGGTCTAAGTAAATGTAGTGTTTGCAATCTGGTTATCGCTGTGTTATCAAAATTTGAGAAGTCAACAACAAGATCTACATTCAGTTTTTTTATCTTTGCTTTTAGTTCGTTAAATTTATTTTTCTCGTAAGATATAAAGGCATCCACGCCAACAATGTCAGTAAAGAGGAATGATACTCTTGAAGGTGCTATCACATATACCACCATACCGGATTTTTGAAGTTGTTTAATAAACCCTGAGGTAACGATGCCGTCACCAATGGCTTGCATGTGCATGAAAATGCACACTGTTTTATAACTATCCGGCTGTAATGATGTTTTCCTTCTGTATCGCATTTTTAGAAATGCCAGTCTGGCCTTCGTCTTTATCTTTTTTGTTTTAATATTTCGCTGTCTGTTAAGCTGTTTTAACGATGAAATAACATTCATAATGGTACCCTGAAATTCCAAATCACACATGTCATCCGTAATGAGCAGGGTACTATACAAAAAACTGGACTACAATGGTTTGAAATGAAAGCCTTTATGCTTGTTTACTCCTTGATTCCACTGGGGAAGCTGGCCACTCAATATCCGGTGCTCTTGATGTATCAACACGGTTCAGCAGCACTCGATACTTCTTCCATGCCACCAGTAACGATGTTTCTTCCTCTGTTGCAATATTCAAATCTACGGCATCTTGAAGTGGCGAAATATGCTCACTGGCTACCTGCATGAGGCTGTTTTTTGTTTCTTCCGCCTCCCGTATCCGGAACACTTTTTCTGCTTCCGTATCCTTCACCCAGGCTATGCCGTTCCACTTCTGATATTCCCCTTCCGGCGACAACCAGGTGACATTTTCCGGTAACGGACCGAGTTCAGAAATAAATAACGCGTCGCCGGAAGCCACGTCATAAACCGTTTTACCACGATGATCTTCAACGAGATGCCAGGACGCCCCATCACTGTTGAAAACAGCCACGAAGCCAGCTGGAATATCTGGCGGAGCAATATCAGTACTATTTGCAGGCAGACCTGTATGAGGTGGAATGTATGCATCACCTTCACCAATAAATTCATTGGTTCCGACCAGCAGATTATAAATTTTTATGGTCCGTGATTGTTCACTCATTCTGAATGTCATTATGCAAGCCTCACAATATAGTTAAATGCGATGTTTTTTACGGTGTTTTCTGCGTTCCCCGTAGCATTAACGGTGATGGTGTGTCCGTGGGGACCAATAATGACAGAATGGGCATGAGCACCAATGCCGATAGTGTGGTTATGGGCACCGATATATACATTGTGAGCATGCCCTCCTGCGCTCGACGTGGTACCAGTACCTAACGCAGCGTTATAACCGGCTGATACACCATTCCCCGCGCCAGTGTGACCAACAGGTATATTGTGTGAATGAGCTCCTGCGCTATTTGTGGTTTTTGTGCCGTAATCAAATGAACTGGTCGTTTTAGTACCGTAATCAAACGACGATGTGGTTTTCGTCCCCAAATCAGTACTGGATGCGCTGGCGCTGTGGGTGTGCGATTTAATGCCGTCCTGTTCCTGAGACAATACGGCACGACCACTGGCAGGTTTGCCCTTGATAGTCCAGCCACGCATATCAGGGATCACGCCTGACGGATAAGCGACTGCAAGTTTCGGGTATGCAGATTTGTCAAAAGTCTGCCCCTGCATCAGGGCATAACCAGACGGAACGGTATCTGATGGCCACGGAATCGGTGCACCGACTGGATAAAACTCTTCAGGAGGATGAGCCGAGGTGTAAAGCTGCGCCCACGGCGACCAGTTTGCGTCGGTCGTATCCCGTCGTGAACGAATAAATGCCGGAGCATGAGCACCGCTTATACCACTCCAGCCGATGAGTAATTCGCCTTCGCCAACGGCTGTCATCCCTTTCAGGTGAATGATATTTCCATACGCTGTTGGATATCCGTTGTTATACGCCTCGTATAACTCCAGACCTGTGGCCCCCTGCATATTATCTGTCAGGGCGGTCAGCCGACCTTTTGAAGCCAGATTAACTGACGATACTGCTGTCCCATCTGACGGTAACGCCCCGATCTCTGATGCTGTTGGCTTATTCCTGGAGTTATAGTCCCTTCGCCAGCCAGGAGCATAAGCATCACCATGATTAATATAAGTAAATTGAGCATTAGGGATGCCTTCACCGCTGGATGTACTCGGTGTGGTAATGCGTATGGTCATTGCGCCGCGGGTGCCAATAACTTCCACAACAGCACCTGCAAGACAAATATTTCCGCAACCTGTATCTGTAATGACCTTATTACTTGCATAAGCCCATGAGCCTTTGCACATCCAGTAAGGATGGTTAAATGCCCCCTGACTCTCTAGCCAAAAAATCAACTGCGCAGTTGTCCATGCTTCACTATCTCCACCAATATTCAGCTCTGCACTATATGCACGGCAGGCACCGATATTTTTCGTAAAGGTGTCTTTGTCAGAGATATCCTCACCATTCTTAGCTTTCTGCAGACGTTTTTCAGCATTGTCATAGGCAGCTTTTACTGCATTTGATGTTGCCGCCAGCGTTTCAGATGTACTGTTGGTTGCACTACTAAGCTGGACAAGGCCTTTTCGCGCTGTTGTGGCATCCTGCGCTGTATATTTTCCGTTAGCAAGATCATACGCGACCTTAACCGCTTTCGGCGTTGCAGCCAGCGTTTCAGAATCGCTGTTAGTGGCGCTACTGAGTTGAACAAAGCCTTTTGCGGTCAGCGAGGCATCCGGGTGACGTCGTGACTGTTCATGCTCTTTCAGTTTGTTATCCACGTAATCCACTGTGGCCATCACCATGGTGTTATCCACGGTAAGCGCCACAGTGGCAGTGCTGGATACGGTCAGAATGGTGCGAAATGTTTGTGCACGACCGGACCCTTCGGCAACGGCTGGCTTGTAACTTTCGGCAGTATTGCCCACCGCGATTAAATCGCCGTGCTCATCAAACACACCAATTTCCCGGATCCAGAATCCGCCCGTTTCTGGAGGAATAACCAGCTCTGCAATAATGCGGTTCTGATGTGTTGCGTCCAGGATGACGCGATTAACAGTATGTCGCCACACCTCATGCACCAGACGGGTCTGCTTACTGTCTGGTGTGGGCAATGTACCGCCACCGTCGCCCACGGCCATATGAGTCAGGCGGACAGGCTTACCATCTGGCGCGGCTGCCTGAGCTAATTTTTTGGCACCCGTATCGGTGATAACGGTTTTAAATTTACGTGTTGTGGTACTCATGCTTAATCGTCCGGATAAATGGTAATGACTTCGCCGTCGTAAGTTGCTGCCGCCGCGAAAATATCTCCCTGAATCTCCTGAATGATATTCAGCCCTGTCATGTGGCGGCTGACCGGGCGGGCATCAGCAATCAACCGCTCCATTTCCAGATACATTTCCTCCGTCACGCCACTGTCCAGCGTGCCGACTTCAACAGTAAATGTTCCCGGTTCTCCGCCGAACTCCCACCACTCAGACACGCGAATGAGGTATCCCAGCGGCTCAATGGCCCGGCGCAGTGCGCTGATGGTCCCTTTGTGTCGGTGTATCAGCCATGCATCACGAATCACCTGTCGCTTTGTCTCTTCCGGCCAGTTGCGATCCCAGCGGTCAACGGAAAATGCCCAGGCGAGATAAGGCAGCAGATGCACCGGGCAGGTGTCCGGCGACCACAGCGTGTTGAGGTCTACCGGAATGTCTGTAATGCGCGTTCCGACAGCTTCGGCACAATGCATGAAATTGCTGGCTGATGGCGGTAACAGTGAATTACTCATTACGCCCACCTTCGCTGATGGTGAATGACTCACAGCGCGCCGCCTGTATGTCGCTGATGGCCATATTTTGTGTGGGTTCGATTATCTCCACGCGTTGCACACCGTGCACATGCAGTGCGGCAGCAATGGCTGACAACGCCACGTCCTGACCGATAAGCCCCTGCTCAGACAGCCACTTCCTGAACGACGATTCCGCCGCGGCCAGAATAGGTTCGGATTCCGGACCGGGGTAAAAGTACAGTTTTGCATTCAGCCGCCATGTCACGATGCTGGCGCTCTGTACGGTCAGGCGGTCGGCCACCGGGCGGGTATCCTCTGCATTCAGAACGGCGCGAACGGTATTAAGCAACGCCTCCGTTGCCGTGCCGTCGCCTTCAGTGGACAGGATGGAAACCGTCACATTTGCCGGAGACGGACTGATAGCCCGCGCATCACGCACCAGACCGCTGGCGCTGCGGGCAAAATACTCGTATGCACCTGACGGGCCAGCAACACTCAGGCCGTCGTACGCCCGCTGCGCCCGCAGTCTCAGCGAGGTGTCGCTCTCCATCACCGCGTCGGTGGTATCCGTTGCCGGAGTGATAACCAGGCGCTTTGTGTTCATATTGCCCGCGAGGTTGTCCAGGTCTGTCCCGGCGCTGTGGCTTAACATGCAGGCGCGTGCACCCTCGTTAACCCGCTGGCGTAACAGCATTTCACGAAACGACATGGTTTGAGCGATAACGTTAAGGGGTTCCGATTCCAGCTCCAGCGCGGCGGAAACGGCTTCACGCTGTTCGGCGGGATAAGCCGCAATCATCATGGCCTTTGTGTCAGCCAGAATTGCTTCAAAGTCAGGCTCCGCGATGATGGCGGGTTCCGGTAACTGGGAAAGGTCAACGGCGGGCATGATTTACTCCCTCAGCGTGATGGTTAATTCAACATTCTGCATGGTCTGCATGACAGTGCCCGACAGCGTCACCCCGGCGCGGCCTCCCGCTTTCCAGACAACGTCGATGGCGTCCAGGGCAATGCGGGGTTCCCATCGTGTCAGCGCAATCACGGCAGCACTCATGCATTGCAGACGCGTGGTGTTATTCATGGGTTCGTCAATCAAATCAGGCACAAGGCTGCCATATTCCCGTCGCATAACCCGGCTTGCCAGCGGGGTGGTCAGGATGTCCCTGACTGACTGTTTCAGGTGCTCCGTATCGTTCAGGTTTCCCGTCCCGTCCGGATTCATTCCTGTGTAGCGGGTTGTCACTGCGGGCCTCCTGTCGAATCGCTGCCGCCTTTCACGCCACCGTGTTTATGCGTATGCACGGTAATGCCGTTTGAGGTGAAGTTGCCGCCGCTGTGCGTGATATTGCCGCTCATCTTTCCTCCTTTTGTGACGTCAAGCGTCGCTGTTCTCAGAAGGTTTGTGCATTCCACGACGGGCGTATCCAGTTTCACGCTGACGGATGCCTGCAAAGTGGCCGTTTTCATGCCGCTGGCACTCAGTGCGCCTGCGTCCGCGTCGTAGCGGAACACCGCGCCATCCGGCGCGCTGACCACGATTTCTTTCAGGCTTTTGCCGGGTGCCGGACTGGCATCACTCCATAGGCTGCCAATTATCATGGCGGTTTCCGGGTTGCCGCCAATGCAGGCAATTACCACCTGTTCGCCGGGTGATGGCGGCAGCCACACATTGAAGGCTCCCGCGCGCGTGGTATTCCAGCGCAACCAGCCTGTTTCCAGTTCGCCGCTGCGAACGCGCACGCGCCAGGACTTCTCATCAACTTCAGAGATGATCCCGGTGCGGATGATGTTGCTCAGCAGTCGCATGAGTTCTGCGCTCACCGTACAGCCTCCGCAATCCGGCCCAGCACCGTGTTATAAATCAGGCGCTCATCTGCCTGGCTGATACCCAGCAGCTCACGTACCGGGTAATCGGTGAAAATGCCCGGCGCAACCTGATCGCGCTCACCGAACTGATGAACGCGTGCAATACGTGCGGCCACGCCGCTGTAACCCACCGTCACACCGGAAGCATCTGCACGGGCTTTCAGGTAGCGGGCGGTGCGCAGTTTTACGAACATGGGAACGCGCTTTGTGCTGTCCTGGTTGATGCGCCGGGTGCGTATTTTCAGAAAGCGGTCGATGTCATCCCGGTAAAACGTGCGGATGCTGTTTTTATCCTCATCCCACCCGGTGATGGTTCGCCCGTATTTCCCCGTGTCGTAATGCCAGTTTTTCAGCGTGCGTGCTTCGTTATTCCAGATAAAGCGAATGCGCTCCTGTATCCGGGTTACGCGGCGTCTGCGTGGTGTCCATGCGGTCCCGTCCGGCGCTTTCTGTGACCGGATGCGCGCCTGCTGGGCGCGGCGTAAATCCTGTGCCAGCTTTCTGGCGATGTTATTGATGGCCTGCTGATTCAGGCTGTCGCGGATGGCCTCAAAGGTTTCATCCACGCGGATGAATGCCTTATCCATCGCTTTCACCCCACGTCACATCCTGGAATACATACGACCAGTCGCCTGCGGAAGAGGGCAGGCGGGGTTCTGGCTCCGGCAGGTGTTCTGCCTGCGGTGTACCCTGACTGCTGCGCGTGATGCGAACGCGTTCCCGCAGGGGGAGCGTAAACAGGAGATCGGCGCTGTCATCGTCATTGATAACGGCAGAAAATTTGATGTCCTGATTACGCTCCGGATTGAGCAACAACTGTGGCTGATTTTCGGATAACCACGCCAGCAGCGGCAGCGTGAGGTCGTCCAGCTCTCCGGCGTAATCCATGACAAACATCACCATCTGATAGTGGTAAACAAACGAGGGAGTTTCTCCGGTCGTTTCAATATTGCCGCTCTCCACGAAAATGGTGAATTTTTCCGGGTTGGCCTGACACCATCGGCATGAACGGGTCATGGCTTCACGCAGGGAATCAGTTTTCAGCATGGTTGTTATCCTCGTTGTTCAGTCGTTGCAGCCTGCGCTGTTCCAGTAATTCAATGGCCCGTTTATCCGCGTTACAGGTTTCCAGTGCATCCAGAAGGCGGTCGCCCCATATACCGAGATTTCCCCATGTGGGAGTATCAGGGAAGGGGGGAGGCGTTACCGGTATGGTCAGCGTCTGCGGTATAAGCCGGACTGACGGCGCTGGCCGTGGCGCGTTCTGCGTGCCTGCGCAACCTGTCAGTAAAACGAGCGTCAGGCAAAGCGTGGGCGCATTCATCTTTTGCAATATCGTTGCGTAGCTGTTCACGTCTGGCTTCTCCGTCCTGATTGCGTTGCTGATTTTCCACGCGGAGTTGCGCCAGCACCTGCTGCATATCCTGTACCCCGGTGCTGATGATATTCAGGGTGTCGACGGTACTTTTCAGGGTGCTGGCCTGCGCTTCGTTTCTGGCGTTCTCCCGGCCCAGCGACCACGACAGACGCATGGATGTTCCCCATGCGGCAATCAGAAGGAAAGCGACGCCAAGCGTGGGCCAGAGCTTCATGCCGGATAGGCTCCGTGTGGTAACTGAAAATGCGGTCCGTCTTTCAGGGTCTTCCAGTCGCCGCCCCATTCCACCGGAATATTCAGTTCCCGGCTGGCCTGTCTGAATGCGGTTGCGATTTTTTCGTACAGCGGCCATTCCCATGACACCTGGCTGCCGATATAAGCCACAACATCCACGGCATGACCCGTAAGGTGGCGGCTGTTCATGGTCTGGCTCTTACCCGTGGCCACCAGTTGCTTCTGGCGGTAACGGCTGCGCAACCCTTCGGTGATACCAAAATCCACTTCCGAGATTTCCAGTGCCCGCCGGGTCACTTTCACCAGATCAGGATTTACGCCCTGCAAATTATTTTCGCTCCGGCTGCTGAATTTAAATGTGTTGCTCATTCGTCCTTCTCCTTCACCCTGCGATTAAAGGCCGCAATAACCTTGTCGCGTGCTTTCTCTGCCCCCATAAAACCGATTGATGCGCCGATAAACGTCACAGCATCTTCAGGAAACCCGAAGAAGCGCAACGACCCGGCCACGGCCATGGCAAGAACGCCGCACGCCAGCGATCCCGTTACGGTCTGAACCAGTGTTCGTCCGTCATAAAGACTCATCAGCGCGGAAATGCTGACTGCCGCGCCTACTGCATACACCGTTGGCAGGTGGTCAAAGAGCCACGCAATAACCTGCTCTGTGATCCCTGTTTGAATGGTGCTCACTGCTACTCCCCCCACAACTGAATCATTTCTCGTTTCTTCTTCTCCGGCTCCGGCATCTCCACGTCCTGCCCGGCGTCCAGAAATACCTGCTGACAGAGTCCGGGGTTAGCATCCAGCACCTTTTCGGTGACGCCCTGCGTCGTGCCGTAGTACCGGAAACAGAGCGAATCCACGGTGTCGCCTTCCAGTGCCTTCACTTTCATCAGCACAACTCCGCAAAGATTCGCGGGCGGCACAGAATGTCAGAGATGGCCCAGCTCACATCACGCCACAAATCCGATGTCTGTATATCCAGTGCGTCCGCCCGGCGGTCGCCCTTGTCCGTTGTGTCTGCATCACGATAACGCTCCAGAATCAGGGCGCGCGTGGCGGTATAAACAGCATTGCGCCAGTGCCAGAGATTGACGCTTTCTCCGTTAATTACGGGTGCCGGAACATCGGCCAGCGTCTGATGGCCAGCCGCCTGCTGTTCCTGCTGCCATGCTTCCAGCTCGCGGGTAACGTGTGCCACAGCTCCGGTGGCGGTATGCAGCAGGCGGGAGGTGGTCACGCGCCCCGGCAGTCGTACCGCCAGACGCAGCTCACGCAGCACAATATCCGGCCAGAATGCACCCGCTGAAATACTGGTATCACCATCATCGGTATCGGTGATGTCGTCCTCTGCGGGTCCGGGGTTGGTTCTGGCAACCATACTCATGGGGTTCACTCCTGAAAAAATCGGGCGGTGGGTGCGCGGTGTAAACGGTCACGGAGTCAAACCGGAACACCGCGCACGCCGCCCGCTGACGGGGTCAGTCGTTAACCGCGCTTCGCCTTCTGCGTCGCGGTGGTTTTTCGTGTTGCAGGCTTCCGCGTTGTCTTTTTACTTTTGCTGCTTTCGTCCTGCGCCTGCGGTGTGCTGGCATCTTCTGGTGCGGCTGCGGAATCGGCTTTTTTCAGAGCGCGGGAAAGGGTTGCAATCTCGCGTTTCACACCTGCGTTCGGGTTCAGGTGCATCGCTTCGCGCAGCAGCTTCAGTGATGAGGCCATGCTGTCCGCATCGGTCAGGCCACGGCGGGCAAAGGCGCACGCCTTGCATAATTTGGCGCGCACTTCGTCCGGCATGTCCTGGTCGGCGACAATCTCCCGGAGGGTATCCAGTGGTTCGATAAAGGCGGACAAATCCGCGTCGGCATCCGTCCCGGCCTGCGTCAGTACCGGGTTGCAGATTTCTTCGGTCAGTACCGTAGCAGCAGTACGTCCAAAGTTATCCGGCATGATGAGGTTGTGACGGACCACATATGCACCAATACGCAGCGCCAGCGGAAGATCGCCGCAGTCAATCGCCCACACCATCAGCGTGGCAATCACTTCATCCTGCTGCCCGCCGTCAGCCTCCAGTGTTCCCTCAATCCAGCCGGAAAAGTCCGGCAACAACTCTTTTTTGATGGCGGCTTTGGCGCTTCTGGCCTGTACGCCCTTAAGCCGGGCCTGTGCCAGACGCAGACGATACAGCACCTCTTCATGCGCGGTACGCGCGGCGTGGTCCACGCCTTCATTCGCCCGGCCTGCGCGCTGTGCCATCACGTTCTGCCAGTGTTGCTGTGCAGGAGTAATCATTTTTTCTCTCCGTTACAGGCGGGCATGATGCCCGCCGTGAGTTGATTAGCTGTCGGCGAACTTCAGGCCAGTGACCATCGCGCACTTGCCATAGTCTTCAACGACATAAGCGTCATTGATGGACTGGTAGGTGGCGATGCGGTTGTATTCCGGTTCATCTTTCATCAGACGACGCATTGAACCTTTCTGCCAGTAAATCGACAGGTTGTTGAACGAGGTGATCAGCATCGTTGAATCCGGGAAGAACGGCGCAAGGAACACGCCCAGACCGCCAATGGTGCGCGATGACAGAATGAGCTGCCCGGCAAGTAATTCCGCATTGGGATTCTGGCCGCTGATGCTGTTCAGCACGGGCAGACGCAGCGAGTTAAACAGGTTGCGCCCCATAATCACCACGAGGTCGTCAGCTTCCTTGTGCCATTCATCCAGCAGGGATGAGCGCGCGTCCTGTACCAGTGCATCAGCGTTCGCATACTTACCCGCGTGCGCCACGGTGTTGTCCATGTTACGGGAGGTCAGCGTCACGTCATTCATAACGCGTTCGCTGGCGTCGGTTCTGATGTGCTCCAGCCACCCCACGTTAACGTCCTGAAGCAACTTGTTGGTGCTGAAGTTGGACTCATCCGCGTGAGACGTGCCGTTGAAACCGATCATGATGCGGTCAAGTGCCACCTGTCGGGCAATCTGTGCGCTGATGCGGGACTGAAAATCAGGGTGTGCCGACCAGGCATCAAGCTGCGGATACGAAATAAACGTGTCGTAGTTCACCTGTTCGCACTGGTATTTGCGGTTTTTCAGATCAACCACGTTATTCGGGTTACGGCGTTTTGTGCCGTCATAACTGGTATTCGTGCGCGCAATCGGTCCTGTGGTATCCGGGAGGATTTTTTCGCCTTTCTGGTCGGTCACGCCGATCACGTTAATTCTTTTCGTAAATTCGGTACTTTCCTTTGAGGCGTTTTCAAAACGCTGCTGCACCGAGGGTTCTACGGTAAATCGCGATACCAGTGCGGAAACCGGGATATTATTAAGCGACGCCTGCTGCGCCATATAGCAACCCAGCTTGTTGCGGGTAATATCTGACATCACCAGATTCATAAAAAATTTGCTCCTTTGTCTTATCAGAAGTCAGCCAGCTGGTCGGAGGCTGCACCTGTTGCGGTGAACCGGTTCTGCGGATCGCCGTCCTGCGTGCGCAGTTTTTCCTTCAGTGCTGCCAGCTCTGTGGTCAGTAAAGTGATTTTCTGGCTGTCCTGCTGATGGCGGGTTTCCAGCACATTAAAACGGTCGATAATGTCGGCCTGTGACGTTGCGACACCTTCCACCGCTTCCTGAATACGGGAGAAACTGGCGCCATCCGCTTTGCGGCCACGACCAATAATCCCCATTACGCGGTTAAACCACTGGGTGCCTTCTTCCTGGCGTTGTTCTGCCATTTCGATGATTTCAGACTCGATGGCTTCGGAGATAAGCGGTGCTTCACCCTGGACACTGTTGAACGTCATCACCGCCTGACGTTGCTGTGCCGTAAATTTCAGGCGCTCAGTGCCCAGGCTTGCCGGGGTGTCGGTCATCGCCAGCCCGACCAGATAGGCGCGCCCGTTAACGGAGAACTGCGGGTGCAGTTCGATACTGGAATAGATTTTCTTGCCGTCAGCGACAAGCTGCTTCATGCGCTCGGTCGGTTCGATTTCTGCATACAGCGCAGTACGTCCGGCCAGCGGGCCTTCCGTAATATCTTCCGTACTCAGCGCGGTGACATCGCCCATTGCGGAAAATTCGCTTGACGGGCATGGCGAGAGATAGTGCTCAACGTTCACGCGGGCAGCGTAAACATCCGGGTTGAAGTTCTCGGCGGCTTCACGCAGATGTACCGGGCTGATTTCGCGGCCATCAACAGTTGATCCGGAGACAGCCACGCGAAACTTTTTGCGGGATGTCTTTTTTTCATTAGCCATAGTTTTTGCCCCTCTGACTGGTTCTTCAGTCATGATGGCAAAGCGTAACAGGCTGATACAAAGGGCTTTTGTTGTAAGAAAACGGCCAGAACAGGGGGTTAAGGAGAACGGTTTCGCGCGCGGGTAATCTTCCTGTAATGACTCAGGGGGAGCAATGATTCAGGACGCTTTTGTGCGCCAGCGTGCGCGGCAACTTTACTGGCAGGGTTATCCGCCCGCAGAAATATCACGTCTGATGGGAATAAACCCGAACACGATTTATGCGTGGAAAAAACGCGACCAGTGGGATGAAACGCCACCCGTGCAGCGTGTCACGCAGTCCATCGATGCGCGCCTCATCCAGCTTACTGAAAAACAGAATAAAACAGGCGGTGACTTTAAGGAAATAGACCTGCTGACCCGGCAGCTTAAAAAGCTGCATGATGGCCAGCCGGATGTGATGGCCGCAGGAAAGAAAGGCCGGGCGAAAAAACTCAAAAATCATTTCACGCCGGAACAGATTGCCGCACTGCGGGAAAAAATCATCAGCAGGCTGGAGTGGCATCAGCGGGGCTGGTTTGACTCCCTGACCCTTTGCAGGGAAGCCGGGATACGTAACAGGATGATCCTGAAATCCCGACAGATTGGGGCGACCTGGTATTTTGCACAGGAAGCGCTGCTGATGGCGCTGCGTGACGATGTGGCGCAACCTTACCAGCGTAACCAGATTTTTTTGTCTGCGTCGCGTCGTCAGGCGTTCCAGTTTAAAAGCATTATTCAGAAGGCCGCGGCTGAAGTTGATGTGGAGCTGAAAGGGGGCGATAAAATCATCCTCTCCAACGGCGCAGAGCTGCATTTTCTCGGCACTTCTGCTGCGTCGGCACAGTCCTATACGGGCAATTTTTATTTTGATGAATTTTTCTGGGTCAGTCGCTTTGCTGAACTGCGCAAGGTGGCTGGCGCTATGGCAACCCTCAGCGGACTGCGGCGCACCTACTTCTCCACGCCATCCACCGAAACGCACGAGGCATACGCCTACTGGAATGGCGACCGCTGGAACGAGAAAAAGGCCTCGCATAAACGCCAGCGTTTTTTTGTGGACTGGAAAACGCTGCATAACGGGCTTATCTGCCCTGACCGGACATGGCGGCAAATTGTCACGCTGGAAGATGTGGTTAATCACGGCTGGAAACACACCGATATCGACGAAATTCGTGATGAAAACACCGAAGACGAGTTCCTCAATCTCTATATGTGTGAGTTTGTCCGCGAAGGGGAATCGGCATTTAACCTGAATATCCTGATTGGCTGCGGTGTTGACGGATACGACGACTGGAAAGACTGGAAACCTTTTGCTCCCCGCCCGATGGGGAATCGTCCGGTATGGATTGGGTATGACGCAAACGGCAGCAGTGGCAACGGCGACAGCGGCGCTTTGTCCGTGGTGGTTCCTCCGGCTGTTCCTGGTGGCCGTTTTCGAACGGTGGAGACGCGACGCGTTCAGGGGCTGGAGTTTGAAGAACAGGCCAGAGTCATTGAAGAGTTCACGTGTCGCTACAACGTGGAACACATCGGCATTGATGTGACGGGCGGGAACGGGGAGGCTGTTTATCAGATAGTGAAACGGTTTTTCCCTGCTGCTATTCCGTACACCTTCACGCTGTCATCAAAACGGTCGCTGGTACTGAAAATGCTGCAAATAATGCGTGCCGGGCGCTGGGAATACGATCGCGCCGAACGCGAGCTGGTCGCGGCCTTTAACGCCGTGCGTAAGGTGAAAACACCGGGCGGCTTTATCACTTACGAAACGGACCGCGCGAGGGGGATCAGCCACGGCGACCTTGCGTGGGCAACCATGCTTGCTGTCATTAACGAACCGATTGGCGGCGAAGGAGAAAACGAGCGTTTCACGGTTATGGAGTTCTGATGAGCAGAAAAAATAAAAAAGTGCGCATGAGTTCACGCATTGATCTCGCTGATGCGCTCAGGAAAGAATCATCGCTCAGTGCATTCACATTTGATGGTCCTTATCGCCTGACCGGGCATGACCTGCTGGACAATATGTACTGTGCTGATAACGGGCGGTGGTATGAAACCCCGGTGGACTGGTACGGTCTGGCAAGAGCTGCCCGGCAAACGTCCTGGCATCAGTCTGCGCTTTACTTTAAGCGCAATGTATTGCTCGGCTGCTATATTCCGCACCCGCTGCTTTCCCGGCAGGATTTCTCGGCGCTGGCGCTGGACTGGTTTGTGTTCGGTAACGCATTCCTTGAGCTTCGAAGCAATATGCTCGGCGAACCGCTTAAATTACGGCACGCCCTGGCGAAATACATGCGACGCGGAAGCGATCTTGAATCATGGTGGTATGTGCAGGATGGCAAGGATGCGTTTCAGTTTCGCCCTGGCAAAGTGTGCCACCTGATGAATCCTGACATTAACCAGGAAATCTACGGCATGCCGGAATATCTCGGCGCATTACTCTCGGCCAGCCTGTCTCATTCGGCGGACATGTTCAGAAAACTGTATTACGACAACGGATCCCACGCCGGGTGCATCATCTACATCGGTGCAGCGCAGGTAAACCGCGAAAGCATGGACTCCCTGAAAGAAACGTTACAGGGTGCGCGTGGTGGTGGTGCATTTAAAAACGTGCTCATTCATGCGCCCAACGGTGGCAAAGAAGGTGTGCAAATTTTGCCGTTCCAGCAGATCACCGCAAAGGATGAGTTCATGAATGTTAAGGCGGCATCCCGTGATGATGTGCTGGCTGCGCACCGCGTTCCGCCGCAACTGATGGGGGCGATGCCGGGTGAAAAAAGTGCGTTTGGTGATGTGGAGAAGGCCGCGCGGGTTTACGCAATTAACGAGCTGATGCCCGTCATGGAGGCCATGAAGCACATCAATGACTGGCTTGGCGAAGAGGTGATCCGCTTTAACCCTTACGCACTGTTAGATACCCAGCCCACATCCTGACGCGCTTCGCTTGTCTGCTGCTTCGCCGGGGCATAAAAAATTTATGCCCCGGCTCTCCAGCTCCTGTATCAATCAGATAATTTCACGACGCTTTTCTGCTTATTGCCATCATCGGCGGTCAGACTTTTACGCAATCCCACCGCGTTGACTGCATGTTCTTCGCCGCCTCAGTGCGATTTTGACGGCCTTACCTTTCACCCCATCAAATCAGAATCCCTCACGCCTTTTTCACGTTCAGCGTGAGAAATACAGCCATTCTGTTGTGTCGCTGCGACATCGTTCAGGGAATGCTATTTACCCCCTGAAACGCGGGCTGTTCCCCCGTCACCTGCGCGCAGAAAAAGCGCGTTTTTTTGTGCACGCACGGATCCCTGACGGATCCAGCCGCCACGCGGGCCAGAAGGGCAAAAATTCGTTCAAAAAAATTGTGCAAATTTGTGCACTATCGTGCATGTAAATTCATAAAAAAATTACAGAAAAAAGGCCGCTTTCGCGGCCATAAAAATTACGTGTCGAGAGAAATTTGTGTGCGCAGTTGAATAGGATTCAGAATTGTATATCGCTGGCGAATAACATTATATAAATCAAAGTCTTTTACCCTTACGCTTATTACCATCGCATATTGCATATCAGGGGCTGAAACTCCCTTAACATGGCGCGAAGAATCTCGGGCATGATACCGTATATCAAAAACTGGATCGCTTAATAATGTATCAGCACTGAACTTTTTGCTTCTGTGCAAACAAGTTTCCCATTTATGACCTTCACTCCTACACTCCCTTTCAGTCTTATACTGGCTTTTTTGACCAAAGAAATCATCTGTATCGGTATCGTCAAGGCCGAATCTTGGGCGGAAAGTTACCTGCATACCGGCCCTTGTATAGTTTACTGAATGTTCAGGATCTACTGGGGTTTGAATGCATAAAGTAGCGGTAAGCTCAAATGCTTCGTCAAAGGGAACATCAGGGAATGGGATCGGTGCCCTTAAATATTTATTTTTTGCTAATGAACCATAGTAAATTACTGTAGCAGTATCATTTGGACAATCGATTAAAACGTTAGGATCCTCACTAAACCGTCCCCAACCGATATGTTCACGCGAATATTTTCTTGATGTTTCAGCATGATGAACAAGCAACGCTTTCAATGCAATGGTGTTCAATGGAGTTCCTGATAGAGCCGCAACTCCAGCGGCCGTTCTCAATGCTAATGGAGAGGCATAACTGGTTCCTTGAACTCCAACTATAGAACCAAGCAGAGGGTTGTAAGTGTAAAAAGGCTCGTCGTCGCTTCCACCAAAAATAACACCATCAGGTTTAACGAATCCGGGGCTTCTGCCTGGCCCAATACAGCTATATGGTGCCCGCCCCCATTTTTCACCGCTACGATCAGCAGCACCAATCGCTAGCGCGTTTACCATATCGGAAGGAGGTTGTATTCTCGCTGCATCACCGTCCTCATTGCCATCATTCCCAACAGCAACAGTAAGTAATATCCCATGCTTAGCACAGATTTGGTCTAAAACAGCAGTCCATACATGAACCTCATCATCACCAATTGGAAGATGAGGACCAATACTTAGATTAGCGAACTTATAGTCACCACTATCAAGAACGGACTGTATTTTCTTAAGGACATCAAATAAATCCCAATTGCCATTGTCACCTGATGTCGGTGAAAGAACTCTATAATGATCTACATTCATAAACGGTCTTTTAAAAGAAGGTGCATTTTCCTCGACACGTCCGAATAAGAAAGTGGATGTCACTTCATTACCGTGCTGCAATAATAATCCGCTTGTTTCTTTGGTGTCTGGATACACGTATTCCGTAACCCAATTACTCAAGTCAGCTGTCCCCAAGCCACCATCAAAAATGGCAATACGTTCGGATTCAAGAACAGCTTTAGAATTAGGGAGCTCCGGTGTAACTATATTAGATAACTTTCTGACAATGTTCGGCTGAGTACACCTGAGAGACGGCATCGGCCGCACAACGCGGATTAATGAAAAATCGAGTGTTTTTTTCATATCTTCAGGTCGCGCGTGTGCAACGATGAAAGTCAGCCCACCAACTTGGATTCTACTTTTGTAATCAACAGAGACATCATATTGTGCCGCATAGCTAATATAGGCTTTAACGATATCATCGTCTTCAACCCCAGCATGAAGAACCACTTCAAATTTTATCAAATCACTTTTCGCATGCTCAAAATTGCGTGCTCTCTCTTTTCCTTCAAAAAAGCTAACACTTTCAATTTCGATCAAATCCTTTTGTACGCCCTTCGGAGCTGTAGGGGAATTTAAAATTTCCTTAAATCTTATAACGGCATCATCATCACCGCTAACAAACAGTTGCGCCGTTACTAAGTCCTTATTCTGATCGCACTGACGTGCCGCTTTCCGTGGGCGAATGATTACCTGACGGCTACCGACATCCCGTAAACCTGTCGCTCTAAGCAATCCTTCCGGAAAGTAGCTTTTACCCAAAAACGCTGGGTGTAAAGTTAAATTGAATACACTCTCCCCCCTTGGCTTAGCCGCATCATCCAAACTGCGAAAGCGTGAGAGTAAAGTATCAATCTCTGGGTTTAAATGCTCCCTTACTTCTTCAAGAGTATAGGGATAGCGCTTACCATCCCTTCCTTTAGGCAAAGGTTCCTTTTTTGTCAGAACATGACCGTTACCTAAAAGTAAGTTCCTTTCCATCATTTAATCCCCCACTTTTGTAATTTATTCGCGATTGTTGGATGTGAAACACCAACTAATTCAGCTATCTTCCTATTTGAAAAACCGTCAAAATGATATTTAATTATATTGAGATCATTATCGCTAAACTCATCCAATGAAACCCTCTCCGTAATTACGGCTTCTATTAATGAGCTTTCAAATGGAATATTTCTAAGTACCTCATTCTTTTTGGAGAAATTCAAAATACGGTTAATGATGGCAAAGGACATGCCATCTAATAATGGTGCAAGTTTTTTAGATAGTTCAGGTTCAATATTATGATTGACTAAATATCTATCTATCAGTTCTACTGATGGCATATTAAATTTAAGGATGTGCTCAAATCGACGCCAAACAGCCGGATCTAAGATATCAGGGTGATTAGTCGCAGCAACAAGAAGCGAGGTCGCTGGCCACTCATCTATGGTCTGTAGGAGTACAGTAACTAAACGTTTTAATTCTCCAACGTCCCTGTCATCATCACGTCTTTTTGCAACAGCATCAAATTCATCAAGCAAAAGGACACATGGTTTCTCTTTGGCATAATCCATAACGGATTTAATATTATTACCTGTTTTTCCCAAAAGAGAACTCATTACAGATGAGAGATCCAATGTTAAAAGAGGTAAATTTAACTTTGCAGCAAGCCAATGTGCGGACATTGTTTTGCCTACGCCTGGCGGGCCAGAAAGTAAAACCGTCTTCACAGGTTCAAGACCAGCTTTGAACAAAGAAACCGCATTCTCTCTTTCGTTAACAATTGACTCCAGCTTCTTTGAGATATCCGTATTCCATACAGGTTCTTCAACAATTGCGTTGACAGATGTTTCCTGCAAAAGGTTTCGTCTGGAGTCTCCATCCACAGGCATAGGAGCCTTACTAGATGCCCCACGTAATACTGTTCCCTCAGCAACTAACGAAGCCAGCTTAGAAGCTAAAGCCTCATCATTTTTACGGATGTTGTTAATCATCTTTCTGCATAGGAGTGTAAATGCATTTGCGTTGCCTTTGATGCCTTGCTCGATGAGTTTGAAAAGTTCATCCTCCCTCACGTTTACCATAAAACCCCCAATAAAACATCAGCTTGTGTAAGCTGGTAACTACATTAATGAAAATCATTGACTAATGTTACCACTCTTGCTGGCGTAATTCAAAGAGTATCCTCACTTTTTTACTGTATGGATAATCAGCATAAAATCTATCCAGTTGGGTTACTCGAACATACTGTCAATACTTGTTTCCAACGATTGATCAGTTCTACAGTTTTATCTCCTTCACTTGTGTTGGCAGCCTGCTTATTCCTGAACCAGCTCGATTACTTGGCCATTTGAGAAAGATGTGTAGATCTTCTGATGGTTTGTATTGGAACGGGGTGCATAGTGATTTGCACCCCGTTCTTTATGTTATGGGATTGGTGGCAGGGCGAATACGCCCTGATGTTATTCAGGAAATAACGCCCGGATATTTCCGGCCATCTGACTGGTTATCTGTGCGGTTGATACTGGCTGTGACGCGGGGCGTTCTGTCTTGGTTTGTGTCACTGATAACACCTCATCATCAGCCCATGCAGCCAGTCGGTAAGCCTCTGCCGGATTCATTTTCAGAAGTGCCAGCCCGGCCAGAAAAGCCACGCGTTGGCCGCTTTTGCGGGCTTCTGGTGTAAGGCTGTCCAGCCAGGCGCATGCTTCTCCTTCGTTCTTGACGGCGGTGGGCTTCAGATAGAAACTTATCCGTCTGGTTGGAGTCGTCATTGGTTTACTCCTTGTCCATTGCGTACAGCCCATTAACCAGAGCAAACTGTGGCACCCCGTCCGCGATGAAAGTCGCATTAACTCCGCAGGCTTCGCGGATAGCGGGTGCCACAATCTCCGCCCCTCCACCGACAACCATCACCCGCCCGTAACCCGAAAAAACCGCCAGCGCGCGGATAACACGTTGTTTCAGTGTTTCTTCCTTTTCACGAATAACCGCCATCAGGCTGGCGTAATGCGCGTCATTGTGGATGTGCTGGCGCAGCCAGGCTTCATCATGGCGATGTTCGATAATGGTATTGGCTATGTGGTGACTGGTGCGCATACCGTTAGTGGCCATCACCGACAGTACGGCATCGGCCATCAGAGAAACGCCTACGTGTGGATCGCAAAACACCTGGCTGATACCTGCCAGTTGCCCCTGAACCTTTGCCACATCCAGCGTGGTTCCGCCCAAATCCACAATCAGCAGGGATTCAAACGGACTCATGTCAGCCAGTGCCTTAAAGCCAGCCGGAATGGATTCAGGCATAACCCGCACGTTACGGATAGTGAATGCCTCACCGTTCTGGTACTCCACCGGGCGCATAACGTTCGCTTTTTTGCGGTTGATGTTGGCCATGTCCGGCTGGGCGTTAGTGTCGAAATATTCGCTCAGTGGCAGGGTGACAACAACATCCACTTCCTGTGGCGTGATGCCTGATTTGACCAGCGCGTGATGAATGGCAATGACATTCACATCGCTGTACTGGTATTGCGTGTCGGTCGTCTGGACAAAGCGATCGCTGACCGGATCAAAACCATAGCGCACGCCATCAAGCATGTAGTTCGCAGGCTGCGAGCCACCGAACGGCGCAGACCATTCCGACTTGAAGCTGTTCGGGCTGATGGCGTTGCGGCGTTCGCCGTTTTCAGTCCATGCCAGCTTGATGTTGGTGGAGCCGTCGTCGATACAAATTTTCATGTCGATTTTCCTTATGTTGGTTAATTAACCGTTTACGGGATTTTTAAATCCCGCTTTCGCCTGTTTTGTGCGCGCTTCATATATCGCGGCGCGTTTTTTGCTCATTTGCGGGATTTGTGAATCCCGTTTCTGTCTGTTTTTTGTTGCCACTGGTCAGGCTACCCCGCAGCAGGTCTGCTTTGCGGCGGGCGTGTTCAGTGGTTTCACTGATTCTCTGTGCGTGCTCTGCGTCACGAATGGCGCGCAGCATGTCAGAAAGCACGGTAACGGGTGTTTTCATGGTGTTCTGGTCCTGCTGAAGTGTGGATGCCAGGCGTGCGGCGGCTTCGGGGTCTGATGCCCCGAGCTGTGCCAGATAGCTGGCGACCGGGTTATGGCGGATCTCCGTGCTGCTTACGCCGTGATTACGGCTCAGGCGCTGCCAGAGCTGCGTGATTCGGCTGTCCGGGCGGGTATCCGGTTTGCGTACAATTTCAAATCCCTGCGGTGCAATGATGCTGCCGTCAACGTACAGGCTGCCGCCCCGTAACAGGTGCTGCATCTGCTGTTCACCGATATGCAGGCCGAGAGATTCGGCAGACTCCCGCCATTCTTTAGCGAGTAATTCGTGTTTATCAGGCAAAGGCTGTGGCTGTTTGCGGCTCTGTGTCCAGTTCTGCATTTCATCACTGCTGTTTTTGGCCTGTTTGTCACGCAGCGAACGCATCAGCGCCCGGCGTTCGTGCCGTTTCAGTGAGCGCATCCATTCATCCACATCAACGCCGTCAGGAAGCTGCGGCCACGGTGCTGGCCGTTCTTCCGGCTGTTCTGTCCCGTTGTTGTCCGTTTCCTGTACACGGGGACAGTTATTGCCACGAGTCCAAGGGGCGGCAGGGCCGCCCTGAAGGTCAAAACAATTTTCGCGGGCGCTGTCTTCCGCTTCCGGTTTACGTCTTACCAGCTTCCAGTTATCCGGGTGCGTGCACACACGGGAGGATTCCCCGATGAGTGGTGACCAGATCCCGTAAATCTGTACGCTCTGTTCGCCGTAATCGTTCAGCTCATCTGCGAGGTCGTAGGCGGTGCGAATCAGGTAGTCCTTGCGTGGAACAAGTACGCCACCCTGTTTTTCAATGTAGGAGGCAAAACACCCGGCATCAGCGGCAGCGAGTACCGCATCCATTGCGTCGTCCTTCAGCCGTTGCGGGCCTTCCGGGTTGCGTGCCATCTGGCTGGCAAGGCGGCGCAGTTCACGCCACACCTGACGGGAGGGGATGCCAAAGAACTGGAACTGGCGGACCCGGTGAAGGCGCGCCCAGCCGATGGCGCGCTCCACGCTCTCGGCCATTGATTTTCCGGTTTCGTGGTCAACGCGTGGTTTGCCTGTTTTCGGGGCGATGCCATCCACGGCGCGGCTGTCCAGGTTTTTTCCGATGTAGGTGGCGATGTAGCTGGTTGGCGTGCCTTTTGAGCCGTCGACATACTCCGCCTTAAAGCGCGGAGTAATATCATCGCCCAGCTCGTGACGATCTTCCTGAATGGCAATATCGCGGGTGTGGGACACAATGGTGTCGATTTCTTCCGGATGGGCAAAGACCATCATATGCCAGTGCACGGTGCCGTCATGGTGAGGCTCCACCGTGCGGATGCCATACCAGCGCAGGCCGTCGCGGTTCAGTTTCTTGCGGACCGCCGCAAAAAACGTGTTAACCAGGTAATCGCTGGAGTCGCGCATGGTGGCCCCGTTCCATTTGGGATTCGGATGACCGTTCTCCGTTGTTGCGTGGTATTTTGACGGGCAGGTGACAGTCAGAAACACCGCTTTGTCACCACGGGCTTCGGCCAGAAGTTCCAGCCCCTTCATGGTGGCCATCATTTCTGCCTTACGGTGAACCGGGTTACTTACTCCCGCGTAATACACTGTCTCGAGATCAATCGTGAACCCGTCTTCGTTTTCCAGCATGAAACTTTTCAGGAAATCGCGTGTTTTCTCGCGCTGTGCGCGAAACTCGCTTAACGCGTCCTGGCTCAGATAAGGCGATGTTTTTCTGGAAACCAGACAGGCGGCGCGGAGTTGTTCTTCTCTCCACTCGCAACGTAACAGCCACAGTTTGCGTTTCCACCAGTCCGCACAGGTCAGGCGAAGGATTGCGCCCGGCAGCAGTTCCGTATCCGGTTCGCTCTTGTTCAGGGCTTCGTAATGTGGCGGCATGATGTGCAGGCGTAATGCGATACGAGCCAGCATCCGGTAAGCCTTCAACATTACATCCATGGTCAGCTCGCCATCTCTGGCGCCAAAGCCATCGCAGAGCTTTTCGAAGGTGCTGCTGAACATCGCCGCCGTCATGGTGGCCAACGTCTGTATCTGGTGTTTGTTGAGCTGCGGCAGGTAAAGCAAATCGTCCAGGCGTTCGCGTCCGGCAAGGGAGCGATAACCCGGTGTCAGCCAGCGTCCGTCAGTGCGATCCAGACGTTCGAATATTTTGCGCAGGGTTCCGCGTGCATAGCGTTCCGCCTGCCAGCTCTTTTTGCCTTTCCGGCGATCGGCTTCCTGTTTTTTGCGAAGGAAGGAGAGGTGGCGAATAAGCGGATCGCGCAGATAGGACGGCAGCAGGCGCAGCGAGGCCATGGCTTCATCCACCGCGCCGCGTGTGTAACTTCGCGATTTTTTCTGGACTATTTAGCGCTTTATTTTGAACGGTTGACATAATAAAAAAAATCCAGAATAAAGCGCAAAATAAGGTGATACAGCACTTTATTTGACCACTTACGTTTTTATTCACTGATGGGCAGACTTCTGATGGTGTTCAGGTCATCCAGCCCCGCCAGTGTTTCCTTCATCTCCCGCTGACGGCGATAAATCTCGTCATTGCGATCGACCTGCGCCTGAACCATTGCAGTAAGCAGTTCATCCAGTTGTTGCATTGACAACTTTACCTGCTGATTTTCCGCATCACCCCATACCATAGATTTCCGTGCCGTGACTGATTTTGCTGACATCACCACCGGGTAAAGACGGGCCATAGAATCCGGTCCCCCGTTCCAGCTATGGCCGTTCCATTCAAAAATGAATGGCTGCGCCTCCTGTTCTGTGCGCCATGCTTCAATTTCCCGGCGTTTGGCTGCTTTTGCTGCTTCCAGCATCTCTGGCGTGACGGTGAACGGCGTTATTTCTCCCCATCTCCCACTTTGCAGCTCCTGCCAGACTCGCTGCCCTGTCTCTGCTGTATCCGTGGCAGTTGCCGTATACGGAACCGGTTCATCCATGCCATCAAACAACACCCCGCAGTCAATCGCGCCATTTTCAAGATAACGCGCATTTTCGATGCGTTTTATTTCCATAAAACACCTACGCAATACGTATGAACAAACCAATCATGACACTGGCTGACCCGGCAGACCCGAGCCCATCACCTGACAGTGCCCGATATGACCCCGGCATACCACCACCAGAACTCCGCACATATACGGAAACGCTGCCGTTATATCCAACCCCGCTACCGGTCGTGCCGTGACACATAAATTCAACCGCGCTCAGGCGTGACCCCGGATAGCTGTAACCGCGTTTTATCCGGCGGTCGGTGTCTGCGTCTCCCTTACCGTTATAAGCCGCCAGTACAAGACTGCCTGCACCGTACCAGCCGTCCGTGGTACCGGGAGCAATACCGGACAGAAGAGAGATAATGTCCTGTGAGGTAATTTTCAGATTTTCCCAGCCAGTCAGATAACCATTACCTGTTGTCCAGTAGCGGCTGTAATAAACATCGCCATTGATACCGTAGAAAATAATGGCCTTTGATGTATATCGCGGTTCCGGTGGATTATTGCGTGCCTCAACCCACCGGATGCTGACCACCCCGTTAAACAACACACCTCCGGATATGATTTTACTGCCACCCTCAACAAAATATTCACCCGGCGTCGCATTCCTTACCCAGGACAGAAAATCATCCTCTGTGTTAAAACGGATCCGCTCTGCGGGCAAAAAAATATGCCCAAAACCAAATGCGCCAGGTGTCGCCAGACGACCTTCAGTCCGGTCACGAATGTCGCTCTGTGGCGTCATTGTGGCAGCGCTTTTCAGTCCAAGATTATCACGGGATTCCTGCTGAGCCTCTTCACCTTCATCAGCCAGCTCTGATAAACGATTCGCCGTTTTCAGTGTCGCAGATAACGCGGTGTCAATATCCTCCCTGACATGCTCTGCATCAGATGCGGCCTGTTTAGCAGCTTCAGCGTCCTTTTTTACCTCCTCGGCGGCATTCTCAACCTGTGAGACCAGATTTTCGACCTGTTGTTTACCCTCCGCAACCGCGTCGGCGTTCTGCTGTACGTCTTTCGCCAGCGCCTGACAGTCGGCCTTAATCTGCTGTGCATCAGTGGCGTGTTGTCCTGCCTGTTGTTCGCTGCCAGCGGCGGCTTCCGCGCTCTGCTGTGCCTGTTGCGCCAGTTCCTCAAAGCGTTTCACTACATCCGGCTTTAAATCGCTTTCATCAAGGGCAGTCAGAAAGTCGTTCAGCGTGCCGGGCTTTGAGTCGTCGTAAACCGAAATGTCACCCACGCAGCACTTGGGGCCGTTCTTTTGCTTGATGTGTACGGTGTATTTGCCTTTTTGTGCTTCAAAGGCATACTGTCCCGCCGCATCGGTTTCAATAACCGCAAATGACTCAGTGACCACTTCACTGGTATTAACCAGTGCATCTAAATAAATTTTGCATTCCGCCATCGGAACGCCAGCGCCATTAATCAGCGCCCCTGAAATTAATACAGACATAGAGCCTCTGAATGATAAAAAGCCGCCTGCTGGCGGCTGTGGAATTTATTCAAAGTCTGACCAGTCGATATCTGGTGCATTTTCCGGTTGAATACGATTTAACTTTATTCGTAATTTTCTGAGGGCTGTCAGTTGCTCCTGTTCCTCTGGTGTTGCTTCACCAAAATCAACAGCATCCTGTAAGATTGCGATTTGTTCTCCAGTCTGTTTCAGCAGGCTGGTTTTCTTTTCTGCCGCCTGATTAATCAGCGCATCACGCTTCGCCTCTTCATCCGTCACCCACTGACTGCCATCCCAGCGCTGGTATTCTCCGTCTGGTGCAATAAATGTGACATTTTCAGGAAGTTCCCCCAGTTCAGATATCGGGACTGCATTTCCGGTTTCCGTTGAATAAACTGTTTCCCCCCGATGGTCTTCTACCAGACGCCATGAATTGTCAGCAGTATCAAACATTGCCGTAAAACCTTCGGGAATTTCCGGCGGTACAATATCCGTACAGTTTGCGGGTAATCCGGTATGAGGCGGTATATAAGCGTCACCACTGCCGATAAATTCTTTTGTATCTTCAAGAAAATTAAATACACGCATGGTCCGTGCTTTATCGCTCATTTTAAAAGTCATTATGCAAGCCTCACAATATAGTTAAATGCGATGTTTTTGACGGTGTTTTCTGCGTTACCAGTAGCGTTAACAGTGACGGTGTGTCCGTGTGAACCAATAGCAACAGTGTGCACATGAGCACCAATGCCGACAGTGTGCGCATGAGCGCCAGCAGATTTGGTGTAAAGATTTACGGTGCCGGTACTCATATTTACTGTTTTGCCACTGCCGGCACTGACAGAAACATTTTCACCAACACCGTGATTATGACCACCTGTGTTATTTGTTGATTTAGTTCCGTAGTCAAACGACGATGTGGTTTTCGTCCCCAAATCCGTACTGGATGCACTGGCACTGTGGGCGTGTGATTTAATGCCGTCCTGCTCCTGAGACAATACAGCACGACCACTGGCAGGCTTACCCTTAATTGTCCAGCCCCGCATATCCGGGATAATCCCGGATGGGTAGGCAGCTGCAAGTTTAGGGTAAGAGCCTTTATCAAAGCTCTGCCCCTGCATTAAGGCATAGCCGGGTGGCACTGAATCAGACGGCCACGGTATTGGGGTACCTACCGGTAAAGCCACTCCCTGCAATTCTGTTATTTTTTCCGCCAGTGATTTTACTGCCTTTGGTGTGGCTGCTTCCGTTTCTGAATCACTGTCTGTTGCGCTACTGAGCTGAACGATGCCCTTCTTCGTTAATGATGCGTCAGGAACTTTTTTCCCGACATATTGCGATATAGCATCAAGCAGTTGATTTTGTTTCTTCGGGTCCGGTGATATATCAGCCGCACGGAGCACATTAATAATTTCCTGTTGCAGGTCACGAATGGCTCCCTGCTGATTATTCATGTGTTCAGCATAAACAATAGTGCCCTCAATGCCCTGAGTGGGGTCACCATCGTGAAACAATTGATCCGGCGTATTCACCGGAGGAATTAAATTCTGCATTACTGCTTATCCTCATACGTGAAATAACAGTCTGTAAAAGCCGGTTTAAGGTCTTTAAAGGTATTTTCTAAAATGGATTCACCAAAGGCCGTCAGCGGCTCACCTGTTGCAGATGCGCCCGTTCTGAAACGGTATACCGGCGTTTTTGCACCAATAACATTGACCTGCCATACCCAGCGCATTTCAGGGATAAACAGACGGTCACCGCAACGATTTACCCCGGTGCGAAAGGCTCGTGGTTCGGTTATCGTTATGGTGTATCCCAGGCTTGCGGCCAGATTTTTAAAATAGGGAATGGACAGCCCGCCCGTTGCCGCCATTTTTACCAGGATGTTCTGCCGCCGCTCCTGTTGGGTTGCCCCTTCACGGGGGACAACACCGTACACGCGCTCCCAGTCGGACAGCGTCATCGATGCCTGCAACGGGGTGATTTGTGCCAGAACGCGCGCCGCTGAGGCCTTCACGGCCTCCATGACGTTAGCCTCGGCTGTCAGCTCCGCGGAAATATATTTCCCGTTCAGGTCATAACTGACCGGCGGCAGCATGGCGCGGAATAAATCGACTGTATTCACGAATTAACCCTCCCGGGGAAATGGCTGAATATCAATATCCCCCGGACGCAACCATTCCCACGTTGACGCATTAATCACGGCTTTTACATTCCCGTCAGGCGTGATTATTTTTCTGTCACTCACACCGGAAATGAGTGAAATCTGGGTTTCCAGTTGTGAAATAATTAATTCCTGCCCCGGCGCCAGTCGGTTCATGAAATCCGTGATAACGCCAGTTATCTGCGGTTTTATCTGCTCAACGGTCAGGCCGCTGGTTTTTACCCGGACAACGAAATCAACGGCTTTTTTCGTCGGAGCCAGTACCATCGTGTCCTTCGCTGTCACCGGGCGGACTTCCTCAATATGTGCCAGCACGGCATTAATCAGTTCCTGCGAGGGGATGTCATTGGCTGACGTAATGGCCACATCAACAGTACCTTTCCCTCTGCGCAATGGCTCCACATATGCAGACGTAACGCCATCCACCTCCAGCGCCCAGCGTTTGTAATCATATTTATTACCGCCAGCGGGCGGCCTGCGCAGAATATCCAGATAACGCGCCAGCAGGTCAGCGTCGCTTTCCCTGTCCGTTCCGCCGGTCAGGGATTTAATCGTCACCGTGCTGTTGATGCCTTCCGGCGGACTGACCAGCGTTGCCGTCTGCGTCGCGGATGCGTTCGTCTGTGCCCCCGTAGCGGTGCTTTTTACCGTCACCTCTGCGCTGCCTTCATCACCGATGGTGCAGTCTGCTGTGGTGGCCACGCTGACACCTTCACCACGAATTTCCGCACCGGCTGGCAGCGTCTTACCGGGTGTGCCGGTAATCACCACCGGACCGGATGAGGCCGTTGCTTTTTTACGAAAAACATTGCGCGTGCGACAGTGCAGCTCCAGATATTCAGGGTCTGCCGTGTCAGGAAACACCTGACGGAGGATCCATCCCTGATGCATAAAAAGCCCCTCCGCCACGCCGGATACAGCATTTGCACGAATGCGGTAATCGCTGTCAGCGCCGGTGTCTATGGTTTCTCCCGGCAGGGCGTTAGCGATATCACGTAGCTGGCGTTCTGTGTTTTCAGCAACGCCCGGAACAGGAAACGGCATTACATAATCCTCACAGGGTGTTCAAACGTCTGCGGTGTGCCCGCGTTATCCGTGACGGTGATTAACAGCAACAGCCAGCCGCGCTGGCCCGCTTTCGTGTCAACGGTAATGGATTTTGCCCGCCCGTCATCGAGCAGTGGCTGAAGTGCCTGGCTGGCATACTGCGCCGCCAGTCTGTGAACACGGGGAACGTCTTTTTCCCGCTTCAGCTCGTGCAGGCGTGACCCCAGCGACGCATCCGCCCAGTAACTGCCAAGCGGTGTCGCCAGTCGCAGATAAACCGCGTTATGGAGTGTGTAAATCCGGCGGCGTTCGTAGTCGCCGGTTGCAGGTGAAATCGTCTGGTCCATGCCGCCAGTCTGGCAGCATGGACAGGTCAGAATCAGGTGAGGGTGTTCAGCACTTAATTATGCGGCAGGCCGGATATGCCGTGAGGGGTATCGTGTTTGTGTGTTCCGATTTTAACGCCATTAATGGTGACGTCAACGGAGGTAATCACACCGCCCACATGGTTGATATTGCCTTCAAAGGTGGCAGCGTATTTCTTGCCTCCACGGATGGCCATGCCACCGTTGCCGGTGATTTTACCTTCCACAGTCAGCTTATCGCTGACTGTCAGTAACGGTGTCGTGAATGCGGCGTTCTCCTCTGCCTCAACCTCATAGCGTTTGCATTTCACGCGATAAACATCACATTCATGCTCAATAACCCGCCCGCGCTTCAGTACGATTTTCGCGCCTTCGTCGGTATACAGCGCCACCTCGCCGGGTTTCAGTTCCGTCAGGCGATATGCGCCGTGCTCTGTGGCCACGACGACGGTATGGGAGGTATTACCATTCAGCGGAACGGCAATACCCATCGAGCCGGGCGGCGGGGATGTGGTGAGGCCGTAATGCTGAAAATACTCCGCACCGTCCAGCTGTTCGCCTGCCAGCCCGTTCAGCTGAAGTAGCTGTACTTTGGTCGAACTGTCCACCGTACCGGTCACCACCCTGAATGCCTGGCGAACGGCGGCCAGTGCCTGCTGTATGCGCTGATTAACCTTGTCCCACATCATTTCTCCCAGACCTTAACAATGGCGACCTCTTTTTTCTTTTTGCCCCTGCGGTGATGGCGTTTCTTCTCGCGCGGGAAGGCATCAGGTATCCACACGCCATCCTCCTTAAAGCGGAGCCGGGTTGTCTGCCCGCTCCGGCCTCCGCTGAACTCGCGGCCCATCAGAAAAAAAATGGCATCGATGCCGTGGGGTTCGCTGACAATCCGCACACGCTGGCCGGGCTGCCACAGGACACCATCCGCCGTGCGATGGCCTGCAACCAGTGCGACGATATCCAGCCCCGACAGGCGGGCATCACTCATCATTTTTTTTGCGCGCCAGTTCACCTGCTCCATGTTACTGGTGTCGCCCTGGGTGATTATCTGCGGGCGGTAATAATCCACGGTGGGGTCGGTGGCCACGGCTTTCATGTTATGAATGCCTGTCTGACCACTGCCTGTATTACCGCTGTCCTGCCCGGATAATGTGCGCACGCTGCCGTCCTCGTTCCAGATATCCAGCGGCACCACGGCCACCTGTTTCTTGCTGTCTGCGCGGCGGGCGTGGCTCTGGGCCAGCACCGTCAGCTCGGAGAAACAGCCGTTAATGGACCGGGTATCGTCCAGCTCCATCAAGTTGTTCCCGGTGCCGTCCAGCTTCATAATCAGTGTATCCACCGGCGTGGTGGTGTAGTCAGGGCCACCCACAACCAGCGTACCGTCAGGCTCAAACCACGGCCATAAGCCGCGACCGGCGGCAGCTTTAGCCAGTGCATCCCACGCACGCATCCCCGGCTCTATAACGACCTTGTCATTACGTGACACACCGGACGCCTGAATACGGATGCGCTGTATCCCCAGCGGTCTGACAATCCTGTCGATGACCTCGTCCAGCGTCAGCTGATTGGCGCTGAACACCGGTGCGGCACAGTCCACCAGGATGGCGGCATCATCACGCCCGGACAGGGTCAGCGTGCAGCTCTGACGGGATACACTGCGGCGCACGCTGTCCACGCGACCACTGAGGACCGTCTCGTCTCCCACCTGCAAACGGACCGGCGCACCCCGGACGATATCCGCCGGGAACACCTTTTCAGGCAGTCCCAGCTGAAGCTGCCAGCCGTCGGCGGCTTTCAGGAAATCGCTGTCAATACGATAACTGCTCCAGTCAGAATGCGACCTTCCGGCAATGACCAGGCTGATTTTGTCATCGTTATTTTGCATAGGCATTAATCACCATCCCGGCAGTTATGTTGTTCGGGTCACGCAGCTGCGGGTTCAGACGTTGCAGCTCTGCCGCACGGCTGTAATCACCGTACCACTGCCACGCCAGCAACAGCAGGCAACTGTCCGCCTGCACCTGTTTCTGCGTCAGTGGTGGGCGGCGAGACAGAACCAGCAGGCCGACATCCTGCACGGATGCCGCCACGTTCTTCATGCTCTGAATGATTTCCGGGTACATCAGCCCCAGCGGTGATGCGGTTTCGGTTATCCGTTCGCGTTCGCCTTCATAGCGTTCACGGAACAGCGTGATGGCTGCTTGTAAGCGGGTGCGCACATCCCCGACCAGTCGCCCGATATCCGCCGGTATAAGCGGCTCTGACTGGGCCTCATCTGACAGTATCGCCGTCGCCACGCTGGCCAGCTCTGAGGCTGCCAAAACCGCATAAGCCGCTTTCACGTCCTGCACGTCTTCCACGGACGCATCCGGCGGAAGTGCCACAGACGGCGTTTTATCACCGCTGACCAGTGCGACCGGCAGCGCGACCAGCTCATCCATATCTGCCATCACCTCATTCCAGCAGGTCATCACTGTCGCAGAACTGGCGACGCTGTCTTCCCCGGTCAGTCCGGTCGTGGTGGCGGAATCAGTACGCTCCAGCACCGGCACCGCGTGCCCGACATCTGACGTGTGGATTTCCAGCACCTCTGCCAGCCCGCCGATGAACTTTCCTGGTTCGCTGGCCAGCGACATCATATTGTCGATGGATGAGAGAAAATCGCTTTTGAACGTCAGCAGGGTATTCACCAGCGTGGCGCGTACCGTCTGGATTTTTTTAATCACGCTGTTAATGGTCTTTAATGGGGCCGTAACAGCGTCAAATAATTCGCTTAACTGTGCCAGTAACTTATCCAGTTCTTCAAATAACTGCTGTGCAAACAGCTCCGGTAACGGGGTGCTGAACAACGCGCTGCCGGTGCGGTTCTCCAGAAAACTCATGTCGATGGTGCAGCTGTCCGGGCTTTCTGCGTCATGGCGAATACTGTAGCCGGTCACAATCACCGATGGTACGGAGCCATAAACCGGGTGAATCAGCTCACCAGCACCGCCTTCGTCCAGGGCGGCGATCAGCTTTTCAAGTTTATATTCGTAATACTCTCCCCACAGGAACGCCGTCATGCGGAACGGTCGCGCCTTGCGTCCGAGGTCGTGCAAATCCGCCCCGTCAACAAACGGGTATTCATAGACCGCATGGTCGCGGCTGATTTGTTCATCCGTGTTCAGCACATCAAACTGCACGCCACGAAAGGAGGCGTTTTGCAGGTTTTCAGCCCAGCCCATCAGTAAGTTCCTCCCGTGCCTCTGTTGCCGTCCTGAAGGTTGTATTTGTTCACTGCCTCCGCTATGACCTGACCATCGAGCACCAGTTGTGTGGTGAAATTAATGGGGCTGGCAGGTGGTCCCCAGTGCGTGAGGTATTCCGGCTGGGTGATGCGTCTGGGTTGCTTTGATGCCGTTTCAGACGCTGCCATTCCGGCTTGCTGTCGGACTTGTTCTGGTGTCGGCAGAGAATCACCGGCGATAACCCCGGTTTTTTTCAGTTCGTCAAGATACTGCTGGATCCATTTCTCGTTTTCTGTTGAGTAACCTTCGCCAAACTGCCACCACGGCTGATATTTTTCACGGGCAGCATCAATCAGCCACTGAGGATATTTAGCCCGTATATTTTTCCAGCGCTCCTCGCTTCCTTCGACGGCGGCGTCTTCTTCCGGGCTGGTTGCGGTGGCCAGTGCCGTAACGGTGCCACCGAAAGAAAGCAGGCTACCGGCAATGCCGGGGATTTTAAATCCTTTGCCTTTTTTGACCGTGTTTTCAATGACATCACCGACAACCTCGCCAGCCTTGCCACCAGGTTTACCCCCGGTCAGGATTTTGATCCCGGCCCATGTCAGAGCCGCTGCGGTCATCGCTTCAATGGCGGTCGTGGCACCCACCACTGCTGTGGTCAGCCCCGGAAATTTTTCACCCGCCCAGCTTATGGCATCGGCCACAGTACCGGACGCATCAGCCAGCTTTTTCACGCTGTCCATTTGTGAAAATTCAAACGTGTTTTTAGCTTGTTCGGTTTTAAAGTCATTGAGGCCGGATATGAAGTTAAAATCCACATCACCCGCGCGCTGGCCTTCCGGCAGGGTGCGCTGCTGATTAATCGCGTCTTCAACCTTTTTCCGGTATTCCGGGTTGTTACGGTAAGCCAGCAACGCTTTTAACGCCTGTTGGTCTGCAACCAGTTTCCCGACACCAAAGCCTTCAAGGAGTTTTGCCATCGAATCATAAACAGCTGTCTGCTCGCCCTTATCCCGGGCGGAGGCCAGTTTCTTTTGCAACTCCTGAAAGCGTTTATCGCTGGCAACGATTTTGTCTATCAGGCTGGACAGCGCATCTATCGGATCAAGTCCATGTTCACGCGCCTGAACCAGCGTGCCGGAAAAATCAATTCCTTTACCGTTGTAATCAATGCTCTTTGCCGCTGTTTCAATATCGTGGCTGGTCAGTTTAGCCAGCAGGTTAAACACGTTATTTCCGGCCTCATCACTGCTTCCCGCCGTGATGGCGGCAGCTTCATTCAGTGCCAGAATCTTGACAAAATCATCCTTGCCTCTCATCCCCGCAGCTGACGCTGACCCCAGCTGCGAAGATAACCATCGGGCCATGTCGCTCAGCTCAAAGCTGCCTTCTTTGCCCGCTGCAATTGCCATATTCAGAACGGTGGAAATATCTTCATCCCTGAATCCAAACGTCTTTTTGCCCTTAAGCATCACATTAGCCAGGTCTGTCGCTGATGCACCAGAAGCCGTGGCGTATTTCATCAGTTCAGGCAGCCACTTACTGGCTGTTTCAAATGAAATACCGCCATCTTTCAGCAGGGCATCCAGCGTTTCGGCCGCATCCTCTTTCGTGCCGCCACCATAGGTCACTGCGTTACGGATGCTGCTTTTCATCTGCTCAAGACCAGCCCTGCGCCCCTCCAGACCGCCATCACTGAAGGCGGTATTGGCCATCATTGCCAGCTGGCGTTCGTAGCTCATCTGCTTTTTGACTGGCTGCGCCATAATGGCAGCACCTGCCGCGATACCTCCGCCTATTGTCACGGCATTCCCGCCAAATGCAGCCGCACGGGCAAAACGTCCCTGTTCAGGGATAACAGGCGTTTTCGCCATCTTCATCTGAGCCTGAGTAACGCCATCCAGTTCGCGCTTGAGTGCCCGGGCTTTTTCCCGGGTGGCCTGCATGGCGCGCTCCTGCTCCTGCGCAGATTCAAAACCGGCGCGGGCCAGACGGTTATAACTGGCAACCGTCAGATAAATTTCACGCCGGATCTCACGCTCTGCACGAATACCGAGCGTTTCCCGGGCACGGGCGGCACGCTGTATCTCTTTTGCGGCCTTTTTCGTGCTGTTAATGCTTTCCTGCTCGGTACGCTTCTGCTCTGCGCCTGCCTTCCGGGTTGCCTTTGTTACACCTTCGGTGGCTTTGATAACCTGTTTTTGTCCCTTTTCCAGAACCTGCGAGGCTTCGTCCTTCGCAGTCAGGGTCATGCCAACTTTGAAATTACCGGCCATTTTTCTGCTTACCTTTTCTGCGTTTCTTTCTGAGGGATTTAAATGACTGGCGGGTGGTCTGTGAGGTGTCCTTCCTTCCTGAGCCGCCGCCGTTCAGCCTGTCAACGGCGGCAAGCCAGCCGTCCAACTCGGGACGGCTCATGGTCATGATTTGCTCTTCGGTTATTCCGTAGCGCCCGAGGATGAGGACTGCGAGCCGGAGTCCGGCGAGCCGGGATTCCCGCCGTTCCGCTTTACCTTCAGGACGTTGCGTGATGCCAGCAGAATATTAAAATCGTCCGGCGTCATGTTGTCGTGTAACAGCTCCGCCGTCAGTTCTTCCTGCGGAATATCCCCCAGACGGACCAGCGTTGCCGCCATCACCGCACAGCGGTAGTAATAATCCGCCGCGAAGCCATCCACCGTCTGAAAGCGTTCTTCAGTTTCTTCCAGTGCCTGCCCGTTATCACGCATGACCGGCAGACGCAGCTCAAAGTTTTTATGAACGGTGCCGTTAAACACCACGCCATCAGACAGCTCGCCGGTCTGTGTATTAATCAAAGTCATCCCGTCACCTTCCTGAGTGCAGCCATTTTGATATCAATTTTCGCTTCACTGTCGACGGTGTATTTCTCACCCACTTCAACAGTAAAGCAGTCCAGATAGGAGGTGCGCTTACCGCTGTTACTGAGCGGATAAATTGAGATTTTCACACCTTCCAGATTTTCCCAGTCCGGCTCGTTGGTATCAGGGATAACCGCCGAAACAGAAATATCGTAAGTGGCAATGCCACGGGCAAAGCCTTTGGCCCTGCCGGTTTTGTTCATGGTCTTGACCAGCTTTCGCCCGGTGTTGATCTGAACATCAAAGTCGGTGATCTCGATTTCCTGGCTGTCCACCTCCAGCACAATCGAGCCGACATATTCTTTAATGGACATTTACCGCGCTCCTTACAAAATCATGTCGATGCGGCCGGCAAACACATGCAGGCCGTTAACCACATCCGCCGGAACCACGCAGTCGAGACGGTTTGCATCTTTCCCGTTTCGCTGAACGCGCAGCTTTGCCTTGTTCGCTTCCACGTTCTCCAGAATCTCCGCTTCCTCCAGCTTGATCAGCACGTCATACAGTTCGCTTTCCACTTTGGCGATAGTGCGGGTGCTGAGTTTTTCGCGCGGGAAGCGAAGGCTGATGCGCTCGCGACACGCCTTGCGGGTGTAGTCCAGCGTTCTGATGGACGTGATATCCAGTAACGAGACGTCAGTCACGCCCTGTGCGTTAACCGTGTATGTACTGACCGCACGCACAATCTGCACCGTGTTACCCGGGCCAACCTCAACCGGCGTCAGGCCGTTATGCAGGGCGTTTTCCTGCTCGTTACGGCTTTCACGCTGTGACATGGCGACCACATCCAGTCCGGACAGTGCCAGCGAGTTCAGCGGACGCGCCGGGTCTTCCTCGCCCGCCATCACAGCGCCGTAGATGGCGGCCAGCACCGCTGGCAGCTTCACGGAGCCGCGATACCAGGGGACGGACACGCGCCCGCTGTTCACACCTGCTGCCAGGGTGATCCCGTTTCCGAGACTGCCCGTCCAGCCCACACAGCCAATCGCGCCGCGCTGTTCCATCGCGTTCCCGGTTTTCTCCAGATGCTGCTTCAGGGCGGCAAGGGCTGGCGTGGTACTGAACGGACAAATCAGAATGTTGTGACCGGCGGCAAAGACCGCATCCAGTGCGGGCTGAATATCCGGGTCCATTTCACCGTTCGCCATCGGCGTGGCGCTCACGGTCAGACCACCTGCCGTGGTGGATGCTGACAGGGTGATGTCATTCCCCCAGGCTCCTTTGGTCCGGGTGGTCACCGTCAGCTGAGAGGCTTCCGATTTGTATTCCCCCGTCACCAGAAGCGAGGGCGTATGCGTCATTGCTTCCACCAGTGCCGGAATGATTTTCGACGGTCCATCACCGGTTTCCACATCCACCGAAACCTGCTCACCGGCAACCCATACCGACAGTGTTCCGCTGCTGATTGCCGTACCGTTGACGGTAACCGCGCCGGTTGCTGCCTTTCCTGCGCCACTGTCTGCAATACCGATAACATCCAGTTGCAGATAGCTGTTGGCATTAATGGCCGCGCGCGCCATTGCAGCGGCCAGCGAACCGGCCCCGAAATACAAATCCGCTTCGTCTTCGGAATACACGGAAACGGCATTCAGGGGCGTGGCGGTGCCGCCTGACAGCATCGGGCCAATCACCAGAACACGCTGTTCATTACCCGGCAGCGTGTTAACGGCCAGCCGGGTATTAAACTCAAAATGCACACCGGGCTTACGGATACCGCCCGAAATGGTGTCAAACTGAATTTCACTCATCGGAATCCACCTGTTTCTCTCTCTTCGCCTTCGCTTTTACCTGCACGGCGTCCTGTTCAGCCGTCACGGTGATTTCAGGCTCATCTTTCACCAGAATCAGGTCACCGTCCTGAACGGCGCGCCGGTAATAAGCGGTGTTCTCAACGGTCACCGCTTCCGTGGTGATGTATTTCCGGGCGTTATCCTCCATCGGGAACTTCACCCCGGGAGCCGCCTTAACCTTCATTTTGTTCATGCTGTTGCTCTCTTAATTCATCCAGACCACAGATATCTGCACCGTATTGCGTACCAATTCGCAGTAAATCCGGGGCAGGGTCTGACAGCCTGCCGTAGTAGCGGTTGAAGAGGCGGTCCGCTTCTGCGCCACGCTCCGGCCATTTGCCGTTCTCCAGCGCGTGCTCCACCCAGCGGGTATCGAACTCACAGGCAAACACGGACATTGCCCGCTCTGCCACGCCGGTGTTAAACAGCGTCCTGACCCGCCCGGGTTCGAAATAATCAATCTCCAGTCCCAAATCCTGACCGGTCAGCAGGCGACGGACGGATTCAACCAGCTGGTTTGTCCCGACCTCATCCCGGACGGTGCCTCCCTGTCTGGCGCTCTGTTCGCTGCGGGTGTTGTAATCACCCACCACAACCACAAAGCGTCCGGTGGCAATGTATTTCCGGCGTGACGTGGAATAGCGTTCGGTTTTCACGATACCACCGAACGTCACCCAGGCTGCCGGAAGGCTGCGAACAATCCGGCCCGGGTCTTCATCCAGTTCACCGGCATAGGTGCGGACTTCCCGCACCATATGCCCCAGACCACAACGCAGACGCTCAACCAGCGCCCGTTCAATTTCAGTAATCAGAATGCACCTCCCCGCGTGGACTCACGCCCGAACTGACGGGAGCCGGAGCGGATACGCACCTGTGACGATGACTGGATCACACTGCCGGACGTATCCCGCCCGAGGTTGATTTGTCCTGCCGCGACTTTCTCCAGAAAGCGGATGGCGTCCCGGTAGCGCATCTGAATTTCTTCTGAGCTGATACGGTAATCGGTCGCCAGGTGATAGCGGGCGATATCGCAGCAGTAACCCACCAGAATCCCCGGGCTGTCAGGCCACGGGGTCCGGTAACGCCCCACCAGATAGCCATCAATCTGGGCACTGGCACGCGCAAGCGCGGAGGCCAGCTTTTCTTCGTCGATGAATCCCGTCATGTCTTCATCTGTCAGTGTGCGCGCCTCGCGTTCACTGAACGCCCTGATGAACTGTTCCGGTGTGGCGTAAGACATGGGTTACTTCTCCTTTTTGTCCGCTTTTTGTGTTTTCTGTGCGGCGTTCAGCTGTGCGGTCAGTTCACTGACTTTCTGGCGTTCTTCTTCCAGTTGCGCCGTCAGTTCGCTGACTTTCTGACGCTCGGCATCCAGCTGTGCGGCCAGTTCATCACTTTGGGCCGCGTCGTTCTGGCCGGACGCTTTATCGCGCTCCACCACAATCAGCATGGGGTCAGCCTTCAGCACCGCCAGCTGTTCCGGGGTGAACGCATCCACAGGCCATGCCTTCGTGGTTGCACTGTGTGCCACACCGCAGCGGCGAAAACCCTCACGGCGGGCGGTAATTTCAATCACCTTTTCCATGCATTACTCCGTCGTACCATCAGAACCAAATGCCATCTGCCAGAAGCCGTAACCGCCGTTACAGCGCGCTTCGGCACCAAACAGGAACTTCTTACGCTTGAACACGTTGTCGCTGTTGTAGTCCGTCTGCTCCACAAAAACAGGCTTTTTACGCAGCTGATAAATCAGCGGTTTCACCGGTTTGGTGGTGTCAAACAGGAACCACGCAGAATCCGACGCCAGCTCCGGCATCACCAGCACTTCGGCGGTATTGCGGTACGGGTTCGGCGTGCCGTCCGGGAACTTCTCGGCGGTCATCAGGTAGTTCGCGTCATCCTCCAGCGCCGGTGGCACAACCAGCAGATTCGGGCGAATTTTGAGGGATGCGCCTTCGTCATCTTTCAGACTACGCATGGCCGTACGGGCGGTACCGTAGGAGGCTTTCGCCTCGGCAAGCGAGCCAACTTTGAGTTTTCTGGTGCCTTTGTTGGACACCGATTTACCGGCGACCAGGTGGTCGGTATCAAAGAACATCTGACCGTCGTAACAGGGATTGGTAAAACCGTTACTGATAAGGGACGCCACAATATCTGCCGGTAGCTCTGCTGCCGACTGTCCGGCCCCTTTCGCCTGAAGGGCATAGCCCATAATCTGGTCGTCCTCGATGTCGTTACGATCGACTTCAACCGTGGCTTCCCAGTCCTTGTTACGGATGGTGTAGTTAAATGCCGCCAGTGATTTGACGACCTTGTCACCAATCCACTCGCGCATTTTCGGGAAACGACTTAACCAGCTGTAGTCGTTTTCCTTGCCGTTTGATGGCACTTCCATTGCCACCTTCTGCCAGTCAGTTGGCGACTGGTCGAAGGCTTTCTGGAAGGTGGCCTTCAGATTGATAAAAATCTGTTTGACGTTTTTAACGTTGACTATCACGTTTCGCTCCTTAACTGAAATGAACCCAGACGCCATCGTCACCGATGCCGATCACTTTCCCGGCGACAGGACGGGCGCTGCTGTTGTCGGTTTTTGCCACGGTCACGCTGTCTTCCACGTAGCACAGCTTGCCGACCTGCGATTGCGTGACCGGATCTGAGGTGCTGTTCGCCATCAGAAAGGCTTTGCCGCAACGCACCAGAACGGTGGCGTCGCCATCGCTGCCCTTGCTGTTATCCACCCAGCCATCAGACACGCCCAGCGTAATCTGTGAGGCCGTGGCACTGGCCGGAACGGCATAACCGGAGGCGTTAACGGCCACCATATGACCGCCAAAAATTTCGGTCGCAGCGGCAACCGGCACCGGGTTCAGTTCGCCGTCACGGTAGGGGGTATTGCGATCCATTTACTCATCTCCTGCGTAACGGGCGACATCCTCTGGATCAACGCCCATCATGGAACAAATGGCGATATCGACATCGACGTCATCGCCGGTTTTAATCTGCGCCGGGGCCGGTGACGGCGTTTTGGGTGGTTTGCCGCCGGTCTGGGTCTGACTGAGCGCAACAAGTTTCGGTGCGTTATCCAGCCAGGACTTAAAGCCGTTGATATCGCGGCTGGCGTAATCTTTTGCCCAGTCTTCCTGGGCCGGAAGCAGTCGCCCGTCAGACAGCGCCGCCTGAATCAGTGCCCCGGCTTCGGCCTCACCGGACTGTTGCGCCAGTACGGCATAACGTCCCTGAAGTTCTTCATATGCCGTCAGAGGGATATGCTTCGTCGGGTCATAGGCATTTGCTGACAGACTGGCGATTTGCTCGTCTTTCTGATTCAGCAGGGTCAGCAGGCTGACGGATGCCGCCGCCGTTCCCTGACCGTTCGAAATCATGTCAACGACCTTTTGCAGCTCGCTTTTAATATCTTCCGCCGTTGAGGTAACCGGGAGGTTAAGCATCCAGCGCAGACTGGACAGCAAATCGTTTAACAGTTCTTCATCCACCGTTGTGGTCTCCGTTTCAGTTGACAGACTCGCCAGACGGCTGGCCGCAGCCAGCATGACCGCGTCCATACCGTCGAGCGCAGGGGTATTGGTCAGCGCAGCGTGTAACAGCTCCAGCACTTCGCCGCGCTTGTTGTAGGCAAAAACAGGGGAAATAAACTTGTACTCACCGGCGGCAATCATGGCCGCCGCGTTATCCGTCCACTCCACACCGATGGCATACAGGCCCGCACCTTCTCGCCATTCCACCTGGCTGAACCAGCCCGCCGCCGGGGCGGGCTTGCCGTTGTTTACGGCGCGCAGCGTCTGATGTTCGTAATCAATGACAAAAGGCGTGGTACGGGCGGCCACCTGCGCGACAAGCTGCGCGGCCAGTTCAGCAGTCAGCACCCATTTACCGCTTTCGATTTCATCGGTATACGGGCGACCATCCACCGCGCTGAACTCGCCCGCCGGAAACAGCTGGATTTCGCTGTGGGTTGCTTTAGTAATTTCGAGGCTTAACGCCGCAATGTTCATCTTCATACGCGACATGATGACGGAAGGGGAACACGGGGTACTGTGGAGGGTGTTCAGCACCCTGCCATAACGCGAAAGGATAAAAGGGGAAATAAAACCGTTTTTAAAACCCTTTTAAAAACGATTCTGACGGCATTTATGGGGTGCGGTGCTGTAATGCCTCATCCGTGAGGCGTTTATGTCGTCAAAGGCGATTACAGCGCGTTTCTGGCCATTCAGTCAATCACACGCGCAAAATAGCGGTTTGCGGTGTTCTCCAGCTCGTCGATGTCGTCCTGTACAAGCTGAAGAAAGGGGCGCGCGGGCATGTTGACCGTATACGCTCCGACCGTTGCGCTCTGTACAAAATTACTGTTGCGCTTTTTCACAAAGCGGGTGCTGACGCTGCCGTTTTTATACTGCTTAAAATACAGGTTCTGCGTCCGTGCCTGATGGCGGATTTCGCCGCCTTCGTTGTGGATACGGGCATAACGGACGTTTGTCCCGACCGTGGCCTCGTTATTGTTAACCGCAGAGCGGATACTGGCGGCCAGTCGCCCGGACTTCTGAAGGATTTGCCCGGGGCCGCGCCGCTTCGCATAAGCCGGACTCCAGCCCATCCATTTCGGGCGACCCTGTTGTTCCAGGTTAGTCTCAACCGCATCCAGCATGGAACCCGCAAGCGCAGTCATCAGGTCGCGCCGGTCCTTCACGGAACGAATCAGTTTCCCCAGCGTGGTGTTATACGCGCTTAAATCAATCTTAATATCCAGTTTACCGTTGCTCATGATGCCTCCGGGGTATCCTGCATAACCCAGTCTGTCAGCGCGTCATCCTCCACCGTCACCACCGACCAGCGGTCGCCCGACTGTAACGCATACCGCCACGCGTTGCCGTCCTGTGTGACATGCTCCGCCCGTTCGATGGTCTGCTGCATCAGCACATAGTCGGCGGCGGTCGGGGGCGTGTCTGCTGCACTGAGGCGCTTCATGACATCAGCCGTAAGGTTTACCGTCTGCCGTGCAGCGCCCGTGGCGGCGACCTGTTCCGGTGAACGGATGGCCAGCGGATATCGCTGGCGCGCATCCAGTTCGCTGACGTTCGCCAGTCCCCGGGCAAAATCCGGCCCGGTCAGAGTGCCGGTGACATACTGGCGGGCGCTGCGGTAATCGTATTTTTCCGGTTCCGGCTGCCATGCCACCCGACCGGGATTAAATCCGAAGCCCGGGTCGGCGGTATACACGGAGCCGTCCGGCATCTTCAGCCCCATCGTTCTGATGGTCTGGCCCGGCTGACCATATTCCTGTTCAACCTCAACCAGCCGCCCCTCGCTGCTCTGCACCGTCAGGCCGTATTTCTCCACATCAGACGCTGAACGCGCCCGGATACGGCAGCGGCATCCGTATCCGTCCGGCGCGTAGAAATACTCCCAGACCGGGTCATCCGCCCGGGCGGTAAAACCGTTCAGGGCGGCGTGTTTCGGGCGGGTGTGAAGGTCCATCACCGCCACGCGCTCAAAATAAGGCCGGTCAGCCACGTTCGCCATCTGTTGCTGATAACGCCCGGCGTTATAGGCGGACTGAATGTTGGTATCAAATATCGTGCGCAACCGGCGCGGCGTCAGCTGTCTGCCGTGCAGTTCGCCGGTGTCCTCGTCCACAATCAGCTTTTTACCCAGCCAGCCTTTTGATTCCAGCAGTGGTTCCAGTTGTGCTGCAAACTCCCGGAACGTCCCGCCATCAGCCAGTGTCGTCGTCAGGCCATCACGGATATCCTTCAGAACATCCAGTTTCAGCACGCCTGCCACCGTGAACGCCCGGGCACTGGCGATGTCCCTCACATCGTGCCAGCGGAAGCCGATAACGTATCCCTTGCTTTCGAAATACGTAATCGCTTCTTCCGGTTTCAGGGTATACGCATAACCCAGGTCAACATCGTCAGCTGTCGGCATTCAGTCGCCCCCAGATATCCGCCACAAAGAATGCCTGCGTCAGCAACTGCCGCAGCGTGTCATCCGGCAGTTCCGGCCAGGCTTCCGCCAGTATGTTCATGGCCTCGTCTGCATCCCGGCCTTCCTGTATGGCCTGCACCAGTGGGGCCACCAGTTCGTTCATCCCCTGCGCGATGGCCTCTGCCGGAAGCTCTGCCCGGTCGATGGCGTTCTGTGCCAGGTCGTCCTCCCCGTTGTCCTGCTGACTGAGTGCGGCAACATTCATCCGCTCACGCAGCTGGCTGAGGCCCGCCTGCACAGGGAGACGCTGTGCCACCGGCACCAGCACCTCTTCGCCGTCTTTCGGGGTGGGGATACCGGTTTTTTTGCGCACCCACGACGCCGGGATATCCTTCATCCCCACACTGTTGACCAGCACACTGACGGCTTCCGCCACGCCCTTAATGTCGGCTTCCTGCTGCACATCAAACACCAGACGCGGCAGACGGCGTGGCGGGATATCCTGCCAGCCGTTCAGGCTGGCCATCATCTGTATCAGGCTGCTGAACATGCCGGACAGCTGGCGCGCATCGGCGGCCAGAATGTCGTGCCGGACCTCGTTATGCACATTACCCAGCGCGTTGGTGGAGGTTTTACCGTCAGCCTGGCTGGTCAGCGTACTGCCCAGAATTGCTTTTGAGGTGGTGCGCTCTGCCCATTCCACCATCGACATGAACGCCTCCGGTCCGCCGGACGCGGCCTCCTTGAACTCAATCTCGTTACCCTGCGGCAGGGCTGCCACCGCTTCATGGCCCAGATTGACCAGGGCTTCGAGAATGTTGTCCCGGTCTTCGTCACTGGTGCCCTGTGCATAGTACGCAATACGCGCCGGAAGGCCGTAAATCTCCAGGAATTCCGCCATATCACGCAGCGCAAAGTTTTTGAACAGATACGGCCAGACCAGTACGCGGAACAGACCGGATGAACCCAGAAATCCCGACCGGGCGTTGTAACGGTGAACCAGCCAGCCGAACGGCCACAGCGCGGAACCGTCCTTACCGTCTTCCCCGCGACCGCCGTCATCCAGCCGGAGTTCGTCATTGTGTTCCGGCAGGGTAATGAACCAGTTATGCGGGCGCAGCGTCACCGCATCCGGTAACCACGTTTTATCCACGAACGCCCAGCTGATTTCCTGACAGCTGAAGCCGTAACCGACACTGGTCATCCCGTTGAGGATGATGTCCTCCATGTCCGGGATGCCGTGCAGCCATTCATCCACGGCGGCGGCCAGCTCCTTTTCTGCCTTCGAGGTATTGCGGGGCGGCTCCACCGACCAGTCCAGCGTCAGCAACGCTTTTTTGCGCTTTTCCATCTCGGCGAACAGGTGCCCGTCACGCTCTTCCATATCCGCAAACAGCATCGCCTGCGCAGGAAGATAACCACGCTCGGCGGCTTCCAGAATGCGCGGCAGTTTTCTGATGTTCAGACCACGCGACGGGTGGTCTGGATAAATGCGCAGCCGTTCCGCCACTCTGACCGTCTGCGTGGTTTTGAGTGCCTCACGTTTCAGCGGGCGTCCGTAAATATCAACAAGCTGTGCCATTAATTACCATCCTCCTGAACCAAAACGCCCGCCACGGTCACGCCCGGTGCTGCGTGGGGTGTGAATCTGAAATTTTGCGCTGCGCGATACCGCCAGCGTCCACAGCATGTGCAGACAGTCCGGGCCATCATCGTGGTCGGCTTTGGGGTAGTGGCGCAGCTGGTCAATCAGCGTCTGATGTGTGTGGCTGATACGAATCAGGCCGTTGGCCATATGCGGCTGAAGGGACTCAATGCGCAGCGCCTTATCCTCCAGCGGGATGACCGGCAGCGCCGGAACCGGCACGCCCAGCGCCGCCGAACGCTCAACCAGCACGGTACGCAGAAACTCCTGAAACTGGACGGACTCAAACGACCAGCACAGACAGTGGTATTCCCGCTGATACTTAATCACGTCTTCGATAAGTTTGTTTGGCAGACGTCGGCGGATATCGGCTTCAACCACATCCAGAATGCCGGTAAAACGGTTAAAGCCCCCCACGAGAATGGCCGACGGGTCGCGGTTTTTATTCTTCTTCCCGAGACTGGGGTCAACAGCACCATAAAACACCCATTCATCAAGACGGTTAACCCAGAACTTAATGCAGCCCGCAAACAGCGCATCTTCACCGCTGACCGGGTCGTTCTGGTATTCAGAATCAAAGGTGTCGTGACCGTCACGGACACGGATTTTCATCAGCGCCAGCAGTGGGCGCGCCGCCCATGACACCACCGACCCGGCGAGCATGTCGGCTTCGTTCTGCTGATAAAGTGCCTCCGCCGCTTCTGGCTGTTTGTTGCGGATGAGTTCTTCCCACTCGTCCCACAGCTTCATGTTGGCAGGCCACTGAATGACCGCCTTAAAGCGGGCCGTTTTCCACATCGGGTTATTGAGTGTGCGCGACAGCACGGAGTCGTAATGCAGGATGGTTCCGATATAAATAATATCGGTTTTACCGCCAGCCTCGCCCAGCGGCATCACGGTTCTGGTGAGCCAGTCATGCAGCTTGTCGCGCTGCTCCGGGTTACGCACCATCTCGTCGTTCTCGATGTCGTCGAGGATGACCAGGTCAGGACGGTACGGGCCGTGGCGCAGACCACGCAGTTTTTTACCACTACCGGCAACGGTTACCTTGATATTGTTGGCCGTGACGATGGTCCCCATACGCCAGACACGGCCCTGTCCGCACACTTCCGGGAAATCGTTTTTTAAACGGGGGTTAAATTCCAGTTCAGCCTTAATGGCTTCCAGCATCGGATAAGCCTGGTCGATACTGTCCATAATGATGACCGGGTAATGCTTAATGGCCCGGATAATGTTCCACAGGGTAAACAGCTGCGTCACCAGCGTGGATTTTGCTTCACCACGGGGCGCGGCGATGGCGTCGTTCTCCGGGTCCGGGCTTGCCACAACCTGTGGCAGACGGCTGAACAGGTATTTATGCAGCTCACTTTTTGCCGGGTTGCGGACATAGTGCGGAAAATAGTTTTCGACAAAATAATCGTAGCCCGTCACCGGGTCGCAGACTGCCGCCCGGCGGGCCTGTGTGGCCTGCGGGTTAACATCGAACCCCAGACATTCAGCCTCGATGGTCTGGCGGAGGTTGGCGATGTACTCCTGCAGGCTTCTCTGAAACTCTTTAATGGAAAGTTTACGTTTTGCCACGTCACACCTGCGCTGCTTCTGCCTGCGCTTTTTCGATACGTGCGCAGGCGATATCAAAATACTGGTTAGTCATTTCAATGCCGGTAAACCGTCCGCCACGGGCAAGTACAGGGATGGCGGTGGTGCCACTTCCCATAAACGGATCGAGAACGTGCGCATCCGGTGCCAGCGGTTTAACCAGCTCGGCCATCAGCTGAACCGGCTTTGCGGTCATGTGCAGTTTTGCGGACGGGACAACACGCTGCGTAATCACACCCGGGAACGGGCCACCGTGCGGGCATTTGTCGAGTTTTCCGTTGCTGCCCCAGACCACATACTCGGCCTGATGCCGGAAATAGCCAGTGTGTGGCGCACGGGAAGCCTGCGTTTTATCCCAGACAACCAGACCACGCCACAGCACACCACCGGCCTGAAAAACGTCGGTCATGGTGGGAAGCTGTCGCCAGTCACTGAACACCATGAAATAACCACCGGGGCGCACAAGGCGGGCAGCCCCGGACATCCACAGGGTGCTCCAGTATGCCCAGCTGCGCTGGTCGCGGTTATCCCCGCTGAACTCGGCATAGTGGGTGTGACCGACATACTTGTCCGAAGGGGCCATACTGCGGTCTGATTTGTGTGTGCCACCACTGCTGTAAGGCGGGTCGGTAATGACGGCATCAAAACGTTCAGATAACGCCGGCAGCACATCAAGAACATCACCGCAATACAACGTTGCGTTACCAATAATCTGTTTTTGCATTACAAATCCCGAATATCAGACGGCCCGGAAAACCGGGCCGCTGTGGTTAACTGAAATTATCCTCAAGCTCTTTAGCGAAGCTTTCGAGCACCTCAAGAAACGGGGCATACTGCGCCGGGTGACGGTCCCTGATGAACGCGCCGAGCCGCTGCACCACTTCCAGTGCCGTGGCGAGCCGGTCGGTTTCCGGCAGGATTTTTTTACTGCTGGCCACCGCCTTACTGAGGCTGTCAGACAGACTCGCCAGCAGTTCGACGGACTCCTGCGGCGGGATGTCCGGGTTCTGGTTCAGCCGTTCAAGCGTCGTCTGACACTTCACCACCAGACTGATAAGCACGGTGCGGGCGACACTTTCCAGCCCGTCACCGGCGAGCGCGTGCGCGGCCCGCAGCTTGTCCCAGTCATCGCCGTTCTTCATCGCCTGCGTTTTCCAGCGCCGCGCGGTGTCGTGCGGCACGGCGTACTTCATGGCGACGATATCCAGCGGAAGCTGGTCAAAGATGTACCCGTTACGGACTTTGTCCCTGATATCCTGTGACCACGCCATTAAGTGACCTTCTGAGCCTGTTCAATCAGGCATTTAACTTTGTCGGGATTTTCAAGAACATACACGTTTTTCCCGGTATCCAGCTCAATGATCGTGCCACCATATGCACCACACTGACGGTAAAAATGGGTGATGCGTTCAGCGACTACCATGACAGCGCTGGTGCTCCCTGAACCTGCGCATTCTGTAAATCTGATAATGCTCACTGTGTCAGACCTTCAAAAAAATCAGTTCTGCGAACACTGCCGGATGCCATCAACAATCCGGCAGACCTGCGCCGCCGCGTCAAACAGCTGGCCCGCCCTGTTAATGTCTGTGCATCCCACCGGAAGCAACATCACCAGAAACAGGGCCAGAACACAGCGCGCGGCTTTACGTGGCGTTCTGTGTGTCCAGTGCTGACGCGTCATACCGCCACGCGCTCCTTCAGCCAGCCATAAACAAACGATTCGTTAGCCTCGCGTTTCTCTGCCAGTTCCAGATAGCGGTCACCCTGCGTGCAGTTCAGGGCCGTCAGCATCACCCGCTCACCGTCCTGACCGCGATTATTCAGGAAGGCGCGCAATGCACTGATGGTGCGAGGTCCGATGCGTCCGTCTGTATCCATATCCGGGTACAGCCTGCCGCGCAGGTTGAAAACGTTCAGCCAGCGCTGAAGCATTCTGGACGCCACGGTTGGCCCCATATTCACACCGGTATCACACAGCTCTGCGGCAATATCAGGGGATAATGCGGCGACCTGGTCAAATCGCGGGCCATACCAGTAATCGGCTTCAAGGATATCCAGCGCCTGTTCGCGGGTTAACTCACGCATATCGCCACGGTATCCGTGGGCGCGGGCGACTTTTTCCGTAATGCCCCATTTGGTCGGGCCGCCCTTATCATCCGGGTGATTGACGTAACCGCCTTCTTTGCCCAGGACTTCATCAAAAATGTCATCTTTTGATTTCATGTGGATGCCTCAGTAACGAAAGGATTTTCGACAAATTCCCGTGCGCCCACACGATGAGCGCACAGAACACCAGATTAAGCGCCACAACCAGCCAGCTGGAGTGGGTGTACGTACCAAACAACCAGCGGAACGGGATGATGGCGTACCAGAGCATCAGCCAGTACGCCGCCCAGGTGACCGCAGGTTTATGAACAGCCCCTTTACGGCGGTACACGAACAACCCGAACACAATGGCGACACACAGCCAGACGTTAACAATGCCGGCAACGCTACTTACCATTTTCACCCCCTCCGCCGCGCAGCCGTGAAAACAGGCCAAACAGCGATGAAATATCCTGTTTATAAATAAACGTCAGAATCTTGATTGAGAGCGCCGAGACACCGACCGCACATAACGCGTCGAGGGGTTTGTCGTTGTAGTGGGTCAGCCACTGCATCAGTGACGCCGCCACACCGGCCCCCAGAACGCCGACCACAAACGCGATAATCAGGTGGATAATCATGCGCCAGACCGGGATTTCTTTTTGCTGGGTGACCACAAACAGCGCCCCGGCAAATGCGCCCACGACCACACCGAAATCGGTATTGGTGATAAGGCCGTACACACCGGCACCGCCAATGGTCAGTGCCACCGCGCCGCTGCCTGAAATGGGTTCAGACATGAAATTCTCCTGTGAGTGTTATCCCTGCGTGTTTTACAGACTGAGTGGACAGGATAGGCGGTATGGAGTGGCAGGTACTGCTGGGGGAGTTCAGCACCCCACCGTGGCGGGGTGATAAATCAGAAGCGGGAAAGGGAATCCGGCGTAATAAGAGGTTTATTGCAAAGCGGAGCAGAGGCGTTTGCTTTTTCCAGAGCGGCTCGCATCTCGTTTTCACTGGCGATAATATCAGCAATGGCACACTGCAACGCTTCTTCATGAACAATCATATCCGGTTGTTCGGCCATTCGGTTTAGCTGGCTGGACAGATTTTTCATATAAGCGAAGCGGCGTCCGGCAGCATCCCGGGCCTGCTCTGAGTAGGCCGTATACTCGGCAAGGGCCGTATAGTTGGTCATAAGTGTCTCCTTTTTCTGAGGCCCATTAATCAAAAAGCCCCACCTGGGTGGGGCTTTTCAGCGAAGTCTGTTTTTGTCGTCGGTGTATCAGTTGCCATGCGTACCGGTCTGAAATTCCGTAACGTGGACAAAGCAGTGCCAGCGCCTGCCGGTGTGAGCATCCGCCTTTTATATGTTGCTGTAAATCAGCCATAAAACGGGAGTTACGCAGGGCACGTAACGCATGATCGCAACGGGGAATATAAAACGGCGCACCGCCAAGAAAGCGGATCAGTTTGTTGATTTCGTCTTCGGTCAGCACGTCATGTAACAGGGCATGGACACCGCCGGTGCGTTCGGCGTGTGCGCCGGTTTTACCGCTTAACGTCACGCCACCAAAAGAACGGATTAACCGGGTCAGGGCGGGGAAGCCAATCACGCTAATCAGTTGCTGCACGGAATCGGGTAGCAGTGCCTGTGCATCGCGAAGATCTGTTTCACTGAAGGTCTGCATGATGGCGTCTCCGGTAGTAACTTACTGTTATTATAGCCATACATGATCGCCTGTACAGACCACAAAAAAAGCCCCTGCATGGCAGGGGCGGCTATTAGGTTACTCTGGAATCGTGATGTTACAGGCTTTGATGAATTTATTAACACCTGATGTGGAGCCGATTGGCGTGATATCAAACGATATCCCTCTTTTTTCATCAGAAAATTTAGCACCGGCTAAAATACGATCATTTGCTTTACGTAAGTAAGATAACAATTCCTTGATGCTACTGGCATCATCCGATCTATACCCGTACAAATTTTCATTTCGTCGTGTAAATACCCCAGTCATTTTCACTGCTGGGTGGTTATCTATCCTGAAAATTAGATCAACGGGAAGCTCTTTGGTTACACTTTCAGTTTTCTTTGATTTTTCTACAACTGATACGAATAAACCATCACTGTTGCAATCAAAAACAACACCAAAGCGACCATTATCTAACTCAACCAGCATAGCTGTTTTTTGTTCGTTGAATGCATCTTCCTGTACACCTGCGTACCATTCAGCCGCTGCAGGAAAAGATAAAATAACCCCTACTAAACAAAACAACCATTTTTTCATCATTGATTTCTCCTTCTTGAATCTTTTACCAGCGCCACCATCACCCCAAACAGCTGATCATCTGTCAGCCATTCGATCACATGTTGCTTATACATGTGAGATGCCAGTCCTTCCGCATACACCCAGGAACGACCGGCATCAGCCAGCAACGCTTCAATTTTGGATAATACTGATTTTCTGCTCATTGCAACACGGGGGCGGCGACCTTTACCGGCGGGCGCTTTGCGCGGAAATCCCTGTTCGTGCATGTATTCCCGGATGATGCGCAGTTCATCGAGGTTGCAGCGTGTGGTGCTTGTTTTACCTGTCAGGCGGGCCAGCGTCTGGCGATAAAGGGCATCATCCCACCCCAGATACGCCTGACCGGCTTTAATGGCCCCGATCATCTTTTTCAGCATGTTTATTATCCTCAAAACGCACGGTAAAACGTGAAACGCCAATCCCTGACAGGAACGCGGCGGCACGGTCAAGAGACAGCCACGTCTTGTAATCGCCACGGCGTTCCTGTAGAAAATAGGACACCCCGGCGCGGCGATTCACAGCGAAGAGGTGATACACACCACTGAACCGCTGCACGACGAACTCATCCACGCCACCGCTTTCAGCCTGTTGCCTGAAAGCTGCCATTCCGATTTGTTCAATCTTCATAATGACCAAAACATCACTTTTGGCAGACCAAAACATATGTTTTGGTCTGTTATTGGTTATTATTTAATTACTTTGCGTTAGTGTGATTCTTCCAGCGGTTTTGCGCCGCGCTGGGCTTTTTGCAACAGCTGTACAACATCACCCCGCAACACCCCGTCAACCTCACTCGTCTGTTACTAATCCTCAACCATCGCCAGACCCCAACACCGTTTCTGCGAGCTAACAGAATTTTTGCCTTACGGTTTTTCATCGTTTTGTTCTCCTGCGTTTCTTTGCTGCTCGTCTCGCCGCCGCAATGCCTGTACGGCGTTTCGGTGCAGGGATGATGCTGTCAGCCATCAGGACATGCGGCTTTGTCATTAACGCAGAAGCCCAAAAACGAGTCGGGTATGGTAATAAACCGATAAACGCGACACGCATTACGCACCTCCTTTTCCTTTAAACATGGCAGCGCGGCAAGCGTTCCAACCTGTAGCGTATGCAGCAGCTTTGCTGCTGCCTTCAACTGGCGCATCCTGCCAATACATTTCATCCGGCACTACCGGCACTGGCAGCTCGCGATACAGCGGGATTACACGACGCGAGTCTGCGTATTTATCTGGCGGGTACTGAAATATCTCACCGAGACCATACTGCTTGACATCGCGCAGTTCCTCTTCATCAGTCCACGCCACCGGCTCTGATTCCAGTGATGCAGGCACTACGGGCGCTGGCGGGGCAGCATAAAGCTCATGCATTCCATCAGGCAGCGAGTGACCTACATACTCACTGAACCCATCAACACACATGCATCCATCTTCAACAATGCATGACGCTACTGGCAAAGCCACCTCCCGTGCCTCCAGTTCTTCTGCCCACTCCCGAAGCCCTTCAATCTCACCATTACGAGCTATCAGATCTCGACACAGTCTTTCGTTTTCATCCAGCAACGCCTGCACAACCTCCGGCGTAGCCGCAGCATGAAAAGCCTGTAGGTTCTGCCACGTCGTATCCCCCTTCGCGGCCTCTGCCACCTCACGCAGTGCCTGATAGTTAACTTCACTCACTGGTTGCCTCCTTTTTCCATGTTTTCAGACTTTCACCACAGAACGGGCAAAAACACATGGCAACACCACGACCGACATATTGGCCGGAGTGAATTTGAGCAATGTCTAAGCCTGGCTCGCCGGTGTTTATATTCACGCGTTCCGGGATAAATATGCCTTTACTCTTAAAGGCTGGATTTCCATATTCGAGTGCTTTTGCCAGTACCGCACACGGTTCTATCTGATTGCCATTAATTCGACACTTTAATTCACTCACTTCAACTCCTCCCGACGACGTTCCTGAAGTTCCAGCATTGCGGCCCGGAAATCCTGCCACCATTCCTCATCGGCAACGGGGGTGTTTCGCTCCAGCACCTTGTCCGCATCGGCAATCAGTCTGGTCAGGCTCTTATCGCTTATTCTGGTTTGCTGGTTCACTGCGCCGCCTCCTGTTTATTTTTTTCACTTCGGTATACCAAAATCACGACATCACCTACGGGGATAACGCGGGTTGGTTCTCCTGGCTCTATGCTGTCGATATCGAAGGCCTCAAAAAACGCATTCATTGCCTTCTGCTGCTGCGTCTGTTTACGGTGCTTATTCCATGTTTTCAGGAATACAAGGGACAGCCACATCCCGGCGCGGAGCATGATGTAACACCAACCGAGAAGAGCGATGCCTGCATTCATGGCTATATCTATCGTTATCGTTTTATCAATGACCATTGCCAGCCTCCTGTTTTGCCACTTTAAACGCCCGTAACATCGGGACCGTTTTACCGGTGATGACGGTTATCATTAAAATGCCGCCACTGCTTTCGTGTATCGCGTCAGGAGCCACAAACAAAGCCGCATCCACAACCCGCCAGTAACGGCGAAATTCCCAGAACCAGCAGGAGATAGTGATAACTGCGGTACCATTGCGTTCATAAAACTCAATATTCATTTACAGTTAAACCTCCTTTTATGACGCTCTACGGCGGCTTTCATGGCGTTGTGCACAGTTCTTTTAATAATCCGGCGTCCCACACTGTCATAGAACCGCCACCGGGAAGCCCCCGGATATTTGGGAAACTCAACCGCCGCGCTGCCGTCATTCATCCTGTATTCGTGGCGTTCTCCGGGCGGCTGGTATATTGCTTCGGTAACACTGAGAAGTTTAAAAGCCATCGTTATCCCCTCCCCAGTGCCAGCGGTCTGTTGCTCTGACCATTAACCCCCTGATGCAGTCTGGCGTTTTTCCCGGCGATAAAACCGGCAGTAGCGGCAAACTCTGCACCCCGGCACGCTTTAGCTGTGCGCATATCCCCGTCACGCAGCCCCTTAGTGCTGTACAGGTTCTTTCTGTAAAGCTCAAGGCGGATTTTTTCTTCCGGGGAGACGTCATACACCGCAATGACATCACGGGCACCAAAGACCCAGCCTTCGCAGAACTGGTCGCCACGGGCCACCCGCGTGGACGGACCACAACGTTTGCAGTGTTTATCCTGATATTTCTTGCGCTCTGCCATCATCTGACGGGAAAGCACATCAAACGCGTAGGCCGCAATTTCCGGGCGGCTGTCAGGACCATAAAAACGCACGTAACGTTTGAGTGAACCAGATTCCAGATATTTAAAGGAGATATAACATTCAACCCCGAAGGCATTGCTGACCAGACTACACAGAACATGCATATAGCGCGGCGAAATCACAGCATTACTGGGGGCACCCGCGCTGGCAGCCTCCTGAATATCGAACAATTCCGCGTCGTTTTCGCTGATGCCATGCTGGCGCATATAAGCCTGGGCTTTTGCAATAGCGTTAGCGGCTTCTTCCGGGCTTGATGTTCCTCTGGCAAGGCGTAACAGTTTTTTGATTTTGGCAATGTATTTATCTTTCATGGTCGTCTGAACCTCAGCATCCTGAATTCTGAATTACGCAACTTCCGGCACGGCCTTCAGGAACGTGGGGAGTTCGTTCTGGCTGCGGCGCTGGATGAACATCTGCTGTCGATTGAGAACTGGTCGCAAGACGATTAAAACAAACGATTGTCAGATTAATTTCGTGGGCGAATTTTTTTTGCTTAGCAATATTCATAAATAAACTTCCTCAGATTCAGGCGTAAGCCAGCCCTGGCGGGTTTACGCCTGTTTTAAATAACAATTAAAAACAAATTAAATTAATGCGGTGCTTTCAGTGTTTCGACTTTTACGAAATAAGGCTCGACATTAATTTCAACCACACAACCACATTTAAAATCTCTGGCAGGTGAAACGGTTTTCACTACACGACCACCACGCAACGCAGGATGTGCAGTGTGCATGAAGCGAGCCCCTACCGGATACTGCTTATTAAAGTTCTTCGCGTTCATGAGGCGGCTTCCATCCTTTCAGGTGAGCGTTAGCGCAGAACTCCGCACGATGTTCAGCCCAGATGCGGCGCAGGGTGCTACACGGGCTTTGCGCTGCCTTGCGCCACAGTTTTTCTGCCTCGTCATAATCGCCGCGTTGTTCTGCTCTGGACGCGCCCAGCGAATACGCCGCGCAACTATTTCCGGCTCTGTACTCTTTGATATCCTGATGCATGTTAAACCCCTGCAATATCAAGCGGGATTGCGCGGTATTCGTCGGAATCACCGACGCGCTCATACACGCGGATATAGCTTCTGCTGCCAACCACCTGGACGGCTTCACCAATCAGTTTCATGGCGTTATCCCAGCGTTCCTCCGTAATATCGAGACGACGCAGAGCCAGAACGCGCCCGGTGTTAATGTTGCCTTCCTTGTCCGTGCTGAATGCCTCACTGATGATGGCTTTAATTTCAGGGCGCGCTCCTTCCGTCCAGTCAGCCAGGCAGTCATCAATCAGTGCCTTCGCGGTCTGAATGCGTTCATCAAGCGCGATACGGTCCTGCATGGCGCGCTGAATCTTGTAACGCCCGTCAAAGCTGTAAAGCGTGATATTGCCTTTTTTGCCGCCTTTCACAGCGCCGTATTTCTCCGCCGACAGGTCAATAAACGCCTGAATATCACCAAACGCACGCAGTTTCAGTTCACGCAGTGAGGCGGAGGCAGCAATCACCATCTCCACAAGCTCACCGACCAGCTGCTCGCGGTCGCGGTCAATATCTTTGATAAGGCTTTCAGGTGTCATTACGCCACGGGCATCCACCCAGTAACCTTCAGGCGCTTGAGTTTTCGTGTATTGCTTAACTTTATTTTCAGTCGTCATAATTAAATTACCTCAGTGATATTTACAGATTAATTTGTGTTATGTGCGCGAGGCGCAACGTTTTCAGAAAAAATATTCACGCCGTTGTAGTCATTTCTCAGTGCTTCCTTGATAACATCATGTAATCCTGTTGCCACCTGAAACTCCCTTTCGGAAGTGCCGTCCTTCGAATAACTCCCTGTAATCTGGGTTAAAGTCGCGCCTTTTTCATTGGTATAGATAATTACTTCTAATTTAACCGCCATTCTGATTTCCTCTCATTGCCATACGACGGTACAGCCGTCGATACAGGACGTTTTCACCACGCGGCGCAGGCCGCTGAATGTCTGGACGATTTCCGTTACCGGCCATACAGGACCACCCACGGGCGGGCAGGCATAAACCACAGGTAAACGGTGATGCTGTCCCGTTACACGACCGCCGGTGGTGTGAATGGCCACACGGGCACGGGAACGGACGGCGTTAATGGTCTGCTTGTCCATCGTCTTATTCTCCATCAGTGAATTAACATTTCTGCGAATTTATCAATGGCCTGCACACTGACCGGCGCATCGCTGATATCACAAATCCGGTACACACCACGCGCCAGTTTGAACAGGCGGCGGGCATTACCCAGCGAACGTGTATAAAGCGCCTCGCTGATTTCCGGCTCTGCTGCTTCCGGCATCAGCCCGGTGGCTATCTGGTTAAAATCTTCCTGCGCCAGCGTATCACCCAGGTTAAGCGCCAGCGCCACACGGCTGTATAACTGGGCGAACTCACCGCGACGTCCCTTGAGGTTAATCAGAAGGCGTGGCATACCCGCCAGGACAATCCCGATACCCGCTTTGTCATGCAGACGGCGCAGAACCTCCAGTGCGCGATAGGGGAGCAGTTCAGCCTCGTCCACCATCAGCAGGCGACCGGAATCACGCAGTTCTCGCACACATGCATCAATCAGTTCGTGGATATTGCCGCGAACTTTTACCCCCAGCTGGCGGCACAGCTCCTCAAGCAGTGTTCTGGCTGTATAGCCCGGGTCAGCTTCAATCAGGACCGCATCCCGGTTTCTGGCGGCGTATTCACGCAGAATCATTGTTTTGCCAAGACCTGCCGCGCCATACAGTACGCAGATTTCACATTCCAGGTGAGCATAGGCCAGCACTTCCAGTCCTTTGGCAGCCATACCGGTGGCAACAAATTTCGCTTTAATACGGCGGCTGTTTTCCTTTTCCCGCTCACGGGTCACAAAGGCAGAAATGCGTTCTTCAATATCAGCCATATCGCCCTGATATTTGCCCTGCAAATACTGGTTGATAACGGCGCTGCTACGACCAATAGCACGGGCAACGTGGGTCTGCGTAAAGCCGCGACGGGCCATTACGTCATTTAATTGCGTAATTAAACTCATAATTAAATACCTTTTAAATTAACGGTTGTTTGTGCCGTTTTTCTTTAAATTGCGCTCGCGTTCAGATGCGAATAAATAAAGTTCTTCTTTTTCCTTTTTCTCCGGGCGCTCCAGTCTATATCCCAGATTAAAGTCAGGCTTCTGCGTAATAGCCGGGGTAAGCTCGCGTTTAGCCTCTTCGATTTTCTGCGTGGCCCGTGCAATGCGGCCCCTGACGCGTTTCTCCAGTTTTTGTTCGATAACTGGTTTAGCGAAGGCATCAACCTTGTTACCGTTCCAGATGGCATCGCAGATATAAGAGCCATCAGCCCGCCGGACAATGACGCTGTTTGCATCATGAATATCGTAACTGACCCTGACTTCATTCCCGTGCTCTGCGGCCAGATCATATGAGTAATAAATATTGTTGAATAACTGAATTTCCCCGCGAAATGTTTTGCGCGTCACTTCCGGCCTGAACATTTCATGCAGTTCTTCCGGCGACAGGAAATCAATTTCAACATTCTGCTCTTTTATCAGTTTCCGGCGATACGCTGCCGGGCTGTAATATTCGCCATCCTCTTTGCGGGGTAGGCTGCTGTGTGGCCGGTTGTTATAGCGTCTGACCTCCAGCTCTATGGCTGCCATCAGTTGCTCAAAGGTGGGGATTTCATCCCTCGCCTTAACCTGCCGTTTTGTCAGTTCTTTCCCTTTGTGGGTGGCCTTAATGGCTGACTGCATAATCCGTTGCTGCATCATTACGGTTTCCTTGTCTGCATCCCTTGCGCAGTACGTCTGGAAACTCAGGGCCACATCCCGGGGAATTTCCTTGTTAAGCCTTTCAATCACCCCGCGCCCCTGTGGGTTACCTGGTATCCCCGTGTGATGCTCCACACCCAGCCGGGGCAAAATCCCGGTAATATCGGCATCAAGCACCCGGTTTTTTTCGCCGCCCCCGTTATCGGAGTAATAAATCAGCGGTATCCCGTGCTGTGACATGCCATGACGCAGCGCATCAGCAACGGCTATCACGTTTTCCGACAGGGACAGTGACCAGCCCACAACAAAGCGCTGCCCCGCATCCATAACCAGCGTCACCTCTGGCCGGAAAATATTGCCGGTCAGGGGGTTAAACGCGGTCATTTTCATACAGTGACCATCCCCGACCCATACCGCATTAACCGGTAATGTGCTCCAGTCGCGCCGCACAAAGGGATTGAGCGAACGCCAGGCTGAACCGGTGGAGCGGAAACGCTCCTTAACAATCACCGGGACGTTGCTTAACACCCGTCTTACTGCGTGAACTGAAGGCAGTGCCGCCAGCATTCCCGCATCATTCGCGTGTTTTTCATGCCACCAGACTGAAAACTCACGATACGCATATTCAACAGTCGGGCGCTTCCATGAGCGATAGAACATAAAGAAATCGCTCAACCACCAGACCTGCTCCCACGGTGTCCCCTTATGATGACCGGGGGACAGTAACGCCAGTAACTGATTGGCATCACCGCGCGCCATCAGCCAGGCGGAATACCATTCCTGTAAACTCCCTGTACTGACGCCAGTTCGCTTACCCTGTCGGGCATTGGCGGTATTACCTGCCACAATAACGCGCTCGGGCAAAGCCTCCTGGCGGATACCATCAACAATGTGTTTTATCGCTGCCGTCCTGGACATTCCTGCGTATTCACGCAGTTTATGCACTTCGGTAGCCAGCAATATCCGCGCATCAGCGATGGCCTTTTGCTTGTCGGTCAGTGCCTGAACTTCGCGTAATGCCAGCTCCGGGCATTTGACCATCACTTCCAGTTCATCGCGAATGGTGACGTTCTTAACTGCCTTCTGCTCAACCACGGCGGGCAGTTGCGCATCTTCCAGAACCTGATGAGTCAGGCGCTTACGTAAAACCTTCTGCGCTTCAGCGGGCAGGCAGTCGATGTGATACTCGAATGCTTTGGTGCCTTCACGCTTGCGCTTCCATTCCGGGTGCGTCTCTGTGATCCGATTGAGCGTCCAGCGCACCCCCTGAACTGTACCGGGCAAACCAGTAAGACCGGCCAGTTCATTGGCTGAATAAAACATTATGCCGCCTTACTGGCATACCGGCTTGGCCAGATCTCCGCAGGTTCCACACCAATAGCATCGGCTATGATGCGTTCATATTTAGGGCATGAGCGATACAGTGCATTTTTTAAAGAGTCTTTTTTTAGACCAGCGCGTTCAGAAAGTTCACGCAATGTAAAACCTTTGGTGTGCACAGCTGCGACAATGTACTCGCGGTGCCAGTCCAGGTTCATTACTTCATTTCTAACCATCATTAGGTTACCCTTAAAAGTTATCCGTGCGGATAACACCGCCGTGTTATCCCTTCGGATATAAGTATTGATCCATATGTAACCCATGTAAAGCAAAAATAGCCTTTTCTTTGTATTTTCTTTTTGCTTTTGGTCTTTATATGGTTTTGTGATTGAAAATCAATTGGTTAAATAGGAAAGGAAAAATGACAAAAAATGATGACGCTTTTTCTTTAGTTGACCGAGGAAAAGAAAGTTTTAGAGAGCGTTTAGTAAAACTAATAGGTGGGCGCAGTGTCAGAACTGCCGCGAGCGACTGGGGTATCCCTCCTTCAACCTTAAACAACTACATCCATAAAGGAACAGAACCCTCTTTTAAAATAGCCTGCCTTATCTCAGATAAAGAGCAGGTGAGTTTAAATTGGCTCGCTTATGGTGAGGAACTCACCGCCACAGCAAACTCTTTATCAAACCAAACAGCGCAGCCTTCTCCCGATATTACAAACGAGCTAGCTAACGAGTTATTGAAAAGAGCGTCCACAGAAGATAAAGAACTATTGATAAATGCAATATGTGATATGGGTATCAAAGGAATCCTAAAACGTCTGCAACAACCCACTAGGCAAGCGAAACAAGCCGCTAACACGCTGGAGGAGCAAGAGAATGCTATCCAAAGTCTGAATATCAGGAAATCACTTAAGGATGCAATCCGAGTAGCATTACATGGAAACGAAGATACTGACAGAGAGATTTTGCGAATTGTTGAATCTCATATACGACCACAATCGCCGGGTGATCAGACCGATGTCACACCGGAGCAAGAAACAAAATCTGTAAGTAAAAAATCAGCATGAACGCCTCGTTTTGGCGGGGCGCATGCTGCTAACTAATCAGCAACAACCACATCAAAACAAAACCAAACAGGAAAAATAAGGAAACGGGTACAGATAAAGCCCGTTTTAAAAGCATTTAAAACACGATCAATTATCTGCCATTAATGATTAAAACAGTCCAGATTTGAGCGCAAAAAAATGTACTTTTGATCATTTTCTTCAAAACGATCCAGAATCGGTAAAATCTCTCACATCCTGCGCCACTCAAGGCTTATAGGCTCGTCCAGGCTGTTCTCACTCAGTCCAGAATTGATCACTACCCCACACGTGTCTGTTTTCTGGCGTCTCCTGCCAGTGTGATGGTTTTGTCCTGTTTTTCCTGTGCGTCCAGGCTTTTATTAATCAGGTTGCCCAGCGGCGTGGCGGAGAACGCCGCATCAGCCATTTCCTGGCGGCGCTCGTTCTCTGCCCGGTAGGCATCCAGCCAGGAGGAAAGCGCGGATTCAGGAGCGGGGATCCCCGTTCCTTCACGCCCCACTGCGTGGCGCGGTTGTTGCCAGTCCCTGATGTACTCTGCCGTCATAGTGATTTACTTCGTCATGCCATTCAGGGTGTCGCGGCAGACTGTAGCCAGCCGCTGAATTTCCAGCACGGTGTCTTCTGTGTCGGCATGGCGATGTGTGATGCGGATGCTGTCGGCAATCACATCGACGATTGCAGAGGATGGGCGCTGGTAAATGCCAATAACGGACGGGGTGCCACCTTCAATGCGGTAAAGCCTGTAATTTCCCTCGTGGCTGTCAATCATGTAGCGACCATCAATAACAATCTTTCCGTCAGCGAGCTGCGGTACAGGCAGGGATTTCAGGTACATGTCATAACGTTCACGCACGCGAGCGGCAAGATCACGTTCTGTGTTGAGCAGGTATTCAATAAAGTCGTTGGCGAGAATCATTGCGGCAATCCTCTTGTTACAGATGTGCGAAGGCCTCCCGCCGCAAGGTGCAGGAAAGGCCCGGAACAGGAATTAATGGAGTTTGTTTTGCTGCTGGATGAGCTGTTGAAGCTCGTGCAGATCATCCGCCAGATAGCTGAAAACAGCGGCGGAATAGATGTTTGATAGTGCGTGGCTGCGCTCATGCAGCATATTGATGTGCATGATTTGCGCGACGCGTGATGCGCGGAAAAGTCTGCGGTTGATTTCAGTCTGGATGTGACGACGCTCCGCGATAGCGCGGTGCTGTTTGCGGTTTGCCATGGTGTGGCCTCTGTAGTTGCAAGTTTTGAAAACTCACCATCCAGAGGTGGAAAACTCGGGGTGGTGAGACGTACAGGGTTTCCACAACCGGCAACTACAGAACCCGGCCCGACCGAAGTCGGCCCCGTACGCCCCACCATAATTCGTGTGCGAAAAAGACGTGGCGATACAGTACGCACAAAAAAACCGCTGGCGCGGTTGTGCGCTGTAGTTGTCAGCGGGGTGGAAATCCCGGCACCCGTTTTATGAGGTGCAGCGGAAATGTAACCTGACTGATTGCGGCATGGCAAGCGGTTTTTTTGTGTGTGCATGTTCTGGTTTCTTACTGGTTCAGAAAAAAATCAAAAACCTTGTCAATGCGTTGCAGCAGCTCTTGCTGTATTGCTTCCGGCGTTTCCGGTTCGCCCGGCGCCTCCAACGTCGCGCAGAAATCAGCGATTTCATGATGGAGCGTCAGGCGAATGGCAGGAGCCGTGGTTCTGGCGTGCTCCAGCTCATTCAGCAGTGCCAGCACAGCAGACGGCGAGAGCATTGCGCGAAATGCCAGTAATTTTTGAGGCGTTGCCATTCGTTGCAGGGCAAATGCCAGTTCGCGTAGCTTCTGGTGGTTGATGGTGCTCATGCTCTGGCTTCCTTCAGTAGCTGGTTAAACATGTGAGTAAGTGGATTGCCGCACCCGAACGGCATCGGGTTTACGTGGTAAGAAGCCTGGCCTCCTGTTTTGCGAGCGCGACCACCTGTGCTGCGGTTTGTTCTGATGACTAAGCCGCCGCGCCAAAGTCGGCGTAACTCAGCATTAATGGCTGTGGTTGGGGTATTCAGTGCTGCGGCGATCTCTCCGCCGCTACACCCCGGATGAGTAGCGATGTAGTCCAGAATGGTCATCTGCGTGGCTCCTGTACCTGTCGGATAAGATTTACTCGCGCCACGTTGGTGGCGCAGAAGTAAGTGCCGTCAGTGAGGTAGATGTGGTGTGCATCCTTTTCCGAACGATGTTTGTCGATAGTGGTAATCAGGCGTTCGTCGACCTCGTATTCGCGCCCTCTGGAGGTAAAGCGAACGACGGGAAAATGCTTAATTGCCATTGCGCCCCCTTTGTCCAGTAACCCTATGCGTTAAATACGGCACGTTGCGCGTCATCAATGAATACAGCTTGAGAGCGTTCTATCAGGCGGAGATTTGTCAGAAGCTCTGACTCTTTTGTGTGGTAAGGCGTTATCAGGTATTTGCCGTGCAGTTCGGCAATAATGGTGTATTGCGTCATTATTGCCGAACCAAGAATGTAAATGCGGCGTCCAATGCTGGACGGATTCATGGCTGCAACTGTTGACTGTGTTTTAAGAGTGTCGATTTCTTTGCCCTGTTCCTCAATAATTTTGGCTGCGTCAGCGGTGATTTTTGCAATGGTCAGTGCGTGAAGTGCTGCCATATGTTGGCTACGCTTCACGGCATCTTTAGCCATTTCATCTTCCGCTTCTGATATTTTTTTTAATGTGTCGATAATGCCTTCTTCTTTTGCTTTCATTTTATATCTCCGTTATTTACGCGTGCGAATACCTCCATTAATACGGATGGTTTTCACGTTTTCTTATTTAATTTGATGTTTTATTTGTATCGTTATTCATCAGAGAAAAACGCTCGATCTTTTTCACTGAATTAATAATTCGCATAATCCCAATGGCGCAGACCACCGAAATAATCAGAACAAGCCATGAGATAAATATACTCATGCGATATTTCCCAGCTTATACGGTTCAATATGTTCCCCGCATTCTGCGGCACAGATCAGCTCGGAAAGTTCGTTAAGTGCATCCAGATCATCAGCATAAAAAGCCACGTCATACAGACTTCGGATTGCTCTGGTCAATGAGTCACGGGCCGCACGTTCAGCATGAGCGCCTGATGCACTTAAGCGAAAATAAAAACGCTCAAGTGCTTTGTTAATGAGAGTTTTATATTCTTTGCCCATCACAACGCCCTTTAATCTGCTTTCTGTATTTCAGCTTCTGAATCCATACAAATAATTTCGATATAGGGTTCATCGCCATTAACCTGGCGTGCCTTTTCAGCTTCGCTAATGATTTCTCGTACGGTCTGGTACGGAAGTTCCACAAGCAGTCGCGTGCCGTTCAGATAAACGTAAGTGGCTTCGTCGGCTCCGTTTTTACCCGCCGGAGTCACTCCGTCAATAGCGGATGCACGTAATAACAGTTCACCGCGAAAATCAATAAAACGGATAAATACACCCTGAGCATGGTCTTTGGTCATAAAGCACCTGTTATAAATCAGCCTGTTTAATAAAACTTTGCCCGCGAAGCAGACGATCAACCGTGCGAAGTGCTTCGTATAATGTGAAATCCTGCCCGAACTGATTGTCGCCACAGCTCAATGCAAAAATGCGGTTTCCGGTAAACGGATTGCGTGGGCATTTGTGGATCACGATTCCAGCTTTCTCAATCAGCCAGGCGTGCTCGCCGATTTGTTTTACTGGGTAGCCATCCGGCGTTGCGTGTGTATCACTCAGGCTGTAGCGGATGTTGCTGCGTGATGCACTGGTAGTGAAACGGTTAGCGTGGCGTTCTGTTCCGGTACGAAAATTACGGCGTTGCTTCAGCATAAAATGACACCTCGTTATTTTGTCATCTGCACGTATTTTTCTGCGCTCCTGATTGTTTTCAGGAAAAGAGCGAAGAGATTTACTGTGCGTCTTGAGTTCTTTTCATCCTGGTTGATGGGAATTAAACCTCTGTCAGCCTGTCTTTTCACTGTGTTAACAGCTTGGTTGGTACGCTTTGCGTAATCTTTCAGGCTTTCTTCAAGTACTGGTAACCCATGCTCATCGCGGTAGGGATAGAACGCTGCTAAACGCTCAAAGTCTGCCTGTTCGTGTGTGTTCAGGACTTTTGCCATGTGTGATAACCTGCGCTATCTGTGGTTGTTTGTGACTTGGTGTACTTATAAGTACACCTTGTGCGCAAGCTTAGTGTACTTATAGGAACACTGTCAATGCTTATCGGTGAAAAAATTAGAGTGATTCGTGAATCAGAGGATTTAACGCGCGAAGAATTTTGCGGCCTGATTGATGTGCCTATCGGCACTTTGCGTCGTTATGAAACGGGGCGGATTGAAAACATAGGGGGCGAAGTGCTTATCAAGATTGTTAATCACCCTCGCTTTTTTAAGTACATGAATTGGCTTATGACGGGAAAAACAAATGAGGCTGCTGGGCAGATCAGTCCGTCTCTCTCCCCTGATGGGCCAAAAAGCACATCGCCTTCTCAAAAACCCCGCAAGACTGGCACACAGCCCGGCTAATCATGGAGCGCTGGGGGCATGGTGGCCTTGTAACGCTGGGGTTTCACGAATGAGCATAAAATCAATTCCGGGAGGGTATCTTCTTGACATGCGCCCGGAGGGGCGTAAAGGCAAACGCATTCGTAAAAAATTTAAAACGAAATCGGATGCAGTTTTATATGAGCGGTGGGTGCTGGCGCAACAGCATAACAATGAGTGGAAAGGAAACTCTATTGATCGCCGTCCGCTGTCAGTGCTTATTGACTTGTGGTGGAAATACCACGGCCAGCTAATGAAGTCTGGGCATAACACGCGCCTTAAATTGCTGCGCTTGAGTGAGGCAATGGATGACCCGTGCGTGCATAAACTTAATACAACGATGCTCACCGAGCTACGTGTGTCCAGGATAGAGCAGGGGATACAGCCCAGCACCATAAATCGAGAGATTGGGGCGTTAAGCGCGATGTTTACCGCACTCATCTCATCCGGCCATTTTCTTAACGATAACCCCGTTCAAGGCCTTAAAGGAATGAAGGTTAACGAGCGCGAAATGGGATATCTGAGTAAGTCTGAATGTGTTCAGTTGCTGGATGCACTGGCTGAAAATCCCGATGAACGGCTGGCTGTCGAAATCCTTCTGTCGACCGGGGCGCGATGGGGCGAGGTAGCGGCACTGGAGCAGCGCCGTGTTCTTCATTGTCGAATCACTTTTTCAAAAACGAAGAACAGCAAAAACCGTACCGTTCCTATTTCTGAAAGCCTGTTTGAAAAGATCAAAAAACGGGGCGGGAAACTGGTGTTTCCGACGCTGGATTATCCATTGGTTCGCGATGTCATCAAAACGGTCGCACCTGATGTTCCTGACGGCCAGGCTGTTCATGCGCTGCGCCACACCTTCGCCAGTCATTTCATGATGAACGGCGGCAATATTCTGACGCTCCAGAAAATTCTGGGGCACGCAAAGATTCAGACAACGATGATTTATGCCCATCTTGCGCCGGATTACTTGCAGGATGCGGTGAGATTTAATCCTATTGCTGGGTAAGGAGGATGTTGTGGAAAAAACAGTTAATAGCGATTTGCATTTAGGTCAGTACTGGAGAATAGACATTGTATGCGATCCAGAACTTCGAGATGAGGTTGAGCAATATTTTTCTCTACACGATGTTGGTTTTAGCAAAATTGAAGTTTTTTCCGTCGAAAATCCATATAAACTTGCTCTGTTCTTTGATTTCGCGAAGAAGGGTGTGGAGGTTGCAAAAGCCATTATGGGACTCTTAGACCGAAATGATATTGAAATAACGATGTATCGTGCTACGGACAGTAGCCCGCAGTCTGTAAAAAGCATCAAATTGCGTAAGTCTGAAGACGTAGAGAAATGTAAAGATTTGCTTAGTACGTGTGTCGCAATTGGCGTTCAACGAAATAAGGAAAAAGAGGGGAGCGAATGATCCACAAAGTGACCACATCTCTGTTATTTGTTGTGGTTGGCTGTGTTTTTGTGTGTCTGTAAGTCTTTGATAATTATCTAACTTATTGATTTTTGTTTGTGTTTATGGCCGCTCTGCGGCCTTTTTTCTTTTCACTGTCGAAGAGTCACCGTAAAATCAACGCCATGACACTTCAGCAGAACGGATACC